TTAACTCTGATATAGCTACTGAATCTTCAACTAGATTATCTGCTGATACTGTATTACAAGCGAATATCAGTGCTGAAGAAGCTGCTAGAGTATTAGAAGTTTCAATCGAAAGAGTTGCAAGAATTGCTGCTGACGATGTATTACAATCGAATATAGATGCTATTGAAGATAACTTCGAAGACGCTATTAGTGAAGAAGCATCTATTAGAGCTGCTGCTGATGTTTTATTACAAGCGAATATCAGTGCTGAAGAAGCTGCTAGATTATTAGAAGTTTCAATCGAAAGAGTTGCTAGAATTGCTGCTGACGATGCATTACAAGCGAATATCAGTGCTGAAGAAGCTGCTAGAGTATTAGAAGTTTCAATCGAAAGAGTTGCTAGAATTGCAGGAGATGAAGCATTACAAGCGAATATCAGTGCTGAAGAAGCTGCTAGAATATTAGAAGTTTCAATCGAAAGAGTTGCTAGAATTGCAGGAGATGAAGCATTACAAGCGAATATCAGTGCTGAAGAAGCTGCTAGAATATTAGAAGTTTCAATCGAAAGAGCTGCTAGATTATCTGTTGACGATGTATTACAATCGAATATAGATGTTGTTGTTAATGACTTAGCTTCTCTTGAAGCTGATTTTTCACTTGATTTATCTATTGAGATAGAAGAAGTTAAAGATTTAATAACAGATGAAGAAGCTAGAGCTACTGCAGTTGAGGCAACCTTAAACGGTGCTATTATAGCTGAAGCTGCTGTTAGACAGTCACAGGATAGTGTTTTAAGTTCTGTAGATGTTGTATTATCTAATAGAATTAATGTTGAGGCATCTATTAGAACTTCTGCTGATGAGGTACTTTCAGTTGATATTTCTCAAGAGATAGCAGATACTAACGCAGATGTTATTAGTATTGATTCTGCAATTTCTGCTGAAGAGGTTGCTAGAATTGCTGCTGATGAATATTTACAAAGTCAAATTGATACATTAGATTTAGACTATGTATCAGATACTGATTTTGTGGCTGAATCTACTGATTTTAATCAGGTTGCATTATTAGGAGATAGTCGTAACGATATGAGTGTATTCGTAGGTACGAATGTATTTTCTTTTGAATTACCAACTAGTGAAACTTTAGTCGCTGGAACAATGAGTGTATTTATTAATGGTATTGAAGTATTTGACGCTGAGTCAGATTATGAAAATGCTATTAGTTTACCATTTGATTTAGAGGCAAGTGATACAATTTCTGTTAAATATATCAAGAAATAATCATTTTTATAAATGAAATTAAGGGGACTTCGGTCCCCTTTTTTTATTCACTTAAATTAGGGCTTTCGTTATCACCCATTACCCCTACAAACTTTTTTATAAAGATCTTCTTTTCGTCTTCTGTTTTTAAAATATACTTATAATACCATGCGCTTGTTGCTTGAATCTCACCTAGTCTTTCTTCTATGGTTACACATGCTTCTTCTATTTCTTTAAAGTCTTCTTCAAATTCACTAACATCTATGTCTAGTTTTACAGCATTAGATATTAATGTAGGTTGATCTCCTTTATCCCATGCTTCAATTGTTGAATCATATATTTCTTTAAGTTTTAGCCTTTCAGTGTCAGGCAAGCCCTCTACTTGTTTATCAGGATGTGTTTGAATTACTATTTTTCTAAATAGTTTTTTATATTCTTTTGACATTTCCACCTTTTCAGGAGTTTCCTCTTCTTCCGGCTCGCTAATAATAGGTTCAGGCTCCTCTCCACCATTCTTTTCCATCATTACTTCTCTCATGAATTCTCTACTAGCTTCGCTATGCATTTCATTTACATCTTCTAATTCCTGTATTAAGAAATCATATTTTCGGAGTATTCTACTAAATCTAATATTATTTACTTCCATCTGTTATATATTTATTAAGATATATACATAAACTAGAATAAAGTAATTACGTATAAAAAATAATGGGTTGGATAAAGAAAAAGCAAGTCCTTGGCTTAGACCATGATTTAGGATCTTTACAATTTAGCTCGATTCTCTTAAAAAGAACAACGTCTTTTAGTGGGAATCCAGGTGAAGGGGAAGCCACTCTAGACAATCAAACGGCTACTAACATAACTACAATTAAAGTTAATGTAAAAGACTCATTAATAGGTAATTCTTATTCTCAATTAGAAGACATTACAGAATTAAACGATTTAGTAATAAGAAATCAAGAAACTGGAGATATAGCAATATATTCCATTCAATCAATAACTAGTGAAGTTAACTCTTCTTTCGAAGGTTACTTTATTCTAACAGTTCAACATTCTTTCGGTTATAGTAATACATTCGCATTCGGTGAATTAGTTTATTATTTTAGAGGAGTTACTTCAGCTAGTATTATTGATTTAATTGATAATCAAAATGCAAAAATACAAGCAACTGATGCCGTAAACCTAGGTAGAAATTTAGCATTTCAACAAAGTGTTAATTTAAGTTTACCAAAAAAACATGTAGAATCTGTAGTTTTTAATAATCCTGTTAAAATAGTTTTTCATAACTTCGATAATGTGGATGTTATGGTACAGTTATTAGATAGTAATGGAGCATTATACAGTGCAGGGATTGATAACTATACTAATAATACTGTTAGAATTACCGTAGATGATTTAGATACTTATAAGGTAATAATAATGGGCTAATGAATGTATTAATTTATACAGGCTATCAAAAAGAACCATACAACTCAAACACTTTAAAAGAAAAAGGATTAGGAGGCACTGAACAGTGTTGTGTTTATCTTGCAAAATATCTTAAAAACTTTGGTTGGAATGTAACAGTAGGAGGCACAGTTGTTGAGGATACTGTTAATGGTATCCAATGGCTTACAACTCAAACAATTCATAAAACAATGTTTAATAAATTTGATGTTATTATTGGAGTTAGTTATATTCATTTTTTAAAAGAGTTTGAAAAGTATAATTGTAAAAAAATATTCTGGGTACATAATACTGATTATTTTTCATGGTGGAATGGAGAGGAATTAAATAATCATAAAGAACTTTTACATAGTCAAGATTTAAATAAAATAGTTTGCCTTACAAATTGGCATAAAAATCAATGGGCAAGCAAATATAATATAAGCCATGATAAAATAAAAGTTATTGGTAATGGAATAGAAACTGGTAATTTTAAAAAACATATTAAAAAACAAACTGGTAAATTTATATGGAGCAGTGCACCTGAGAGAGGCTTATATGAATTATTAAATAATTGGAAACATATAAAGGGTTTATTAGAACATGCTGAATTACACGTGTTCACACCCTCGTATTCAATAGAAGAGTTTAATAATATAAATCTAGATTTAAAAGGTGTACATTTTAGAGGTAATGTAAATCCAACTGAATTACATAATGAAATGTTAAGTGCAGAGTATTGGTTATATTTAACAGACTATGAAGAGACATATTGTATTACAGCTTTAGAAATGCAAATGGCAGGTGTTTTTCCAATAACAACAAATGTTGCTGCGTTAAATGAAACTGTAAATAGCGGTGTTATATTAAATAAAGAAAACAAGTGGAATAGTTTTTATAAAATAATAAAAAATTTAAATAAGCCTCTCAAGGAAAAGGCAATTAATCAATGTAAAGCTTTTGCTAAAAAACAAACATGGTTAATAAAATCATTTAATTGGAAAGAATTAATAAATGATTTAGATATATAACTTATGCTTAAAACATTTGAACAATTTATAGTTGAAAAGTCCAATAAAGACTATCTTAAAAAGGTTAATTTTATACTGGCAGGTAAAAGGATAGAAGGTCTTACTGGTAAAAACAATAAAAGAATTTATGGTGAAATAAATGATATATGTTTAGATGAACTATTTAATTCATTCTACGCACAAGGAGATTATGGAAAAGATTTAAACGTAGATCCAAAACTTCCACTTATATATTATGGAGGTAATTCAAAAGAAGCTTTAAATTTTCTAGAAAAATACGGGATTAGTGAGGATGTTATGTATAATTTACCTGAGCCGATGAAAATAAGTGGTAATAAAAGTGATTTTTATAAAATGTTTAAAGATTGTGATTTTATTCCAAAGGCAGTTTATAAAAGAGAAGATGCAAAAGACTTACAATTTCCAGTAATTGCAAAGCCAGATGATGGCCATTCAGGAGTAGGCATTGAAATCTTTGATAATTATGAAGACTTAGAAAAAAGTAAAGGAGAGTTTGAAAATTATTCAGAAGCAAAAGATCTTGACAGAGAATTTAGAGTTTTATTAATGAATGAAAAAACAGTTCTAGTCCATGAAAGAGTTTCAATGGGTAAAAATGAAATTAAAGATAAAGATTCAGCTGAACAAACTGAATTTACATACGTCGATCAAGACGTAAGTAAATTAGATTTTATGGATAGAGTAGCTGAAATTTGTAAAACAGTTAGAGAAAAATTAAAACTTGGACTTTGGTCAATTGATTTAATGGTAGATAAAGGTGGAGATTGTTGGGTTGCTGAAATAAATGCAGCATCTGGCATGGCAGCTGATAAAATGGCTAGAGTTTATGTTATGGTATATGAAGATTTTTATAGCGAACAATTACCGCAAGAATTTAAGACTCATTTAAACGAAGAATATATTAAGCCTATTTATAAAATTAATCTTAAAGAAAATGCAGATCAAATTAAAAAATCTAAATGCTGTATTAATTATCAAAACATAATAGACGGTAAAGAAACAATCCTTTAGTTTTACATATAATCTATATGTATAGTATATCAGAACTTAAGAAGACTCTCGTTTTAGATATTGAAACGACTAGTCATTATGAAAATTACGAAGATTTTTGTGCTAACCACCCAGGTGAAATGAAATTCTGGGCTAGAAAGGCAGCAGTATGTAGAAAAGATTTTGCTGAATTAGCAGATAAATCAGATGGTGAAATCTATAAGCAATATGCAGCAGTATATCCTGAATTTGGTAGAATAGTTTGTATTTCAATAGGTCAAGTTAAATTTGACGATGATGACAATCCAACCTTTTTAAAGAAATCATTCTATGGTGCAGATGAAAGAAAGAACGTTGAGGATTTTATAGAATTTATGAGAGCTGTATTTAATAAAATACCAGATGTTAAAATCCTAGGTCATGATATTAAAAGATTTGATATGCCTTACATTCTTAAAAAATGTATGGTCATGGGTATTAAAGTTCCAAGTAAATTTCATCTACATGATATGAAGCCGTGGGAAAACTGCCTATTAGATACTATTGAAATATGGAAATGTGGAAGTTGGGGTGCTGGTGTATCACTAGAACATTTAACATTTATGCTAGGTATTTCAAATCCTAAAGAAGCTGACGTATCTTCGAATGAAGATTATGGTGGAATTGCCAGAGCCTATTGGAATGGAATGATGGAAGAGTTAAAAGATTATTGTGAAGAGGATATTAGAGCCACTATAAACGTTTTATTAAAATTTAGCCATCAACAAACAATATGACACTCTGTCACTTCTATTTTTATATTTATGACAATATTTGCAAAAAAGCAACTCTGGCATAATTTTTGCAGTATTATATATGTAACGCTAATGTTGCACTAAATTAATTAAATAATAAAAATGATTTTAACAAACAAATTTTTTGATACATTTGACAATGTATTTGATGTATTCCATAAAGCGGATTTTTATGGATCTAACTTTGCTAGTACTGGTGATTTAAAAAACTTAGAACTAGCTTTACCAGGATTTTCTAAAAAAGATATTAATATAGAAATAGATGGATTAGCATTAACTGTCTCAGCAGAGGTTGATGAAGATAAATCAACTAGATATTATAAATCTTTTTCAAAGTCTTATGTTTTACCAACCAATACTAATGTAGAAAACATTTCTGCAAAAATGACAAATGGTTTATTAATTATCGACTTTGGCGGCAAAACTGAATCTAAATCTATTACAATTAAGTAAATTGTTAATAACTTTTGAAAAAAAGCGGTCCAGGATTTTCACGGGTCGCTTTTTTTGTTTATATTAGTATTATAATTAAAACTTAAAAAAATGACAATAGAAAAACAAGTACAAAAAAGCTGGAAAAACAAATCCGATTTAGATTGGGAATTATGTTGCACAATTAACTCAAAAAATCCATTAATTACATGGGGAGAATATTATGAACTAAATAAATTACATGTTGAATTTGAGATGGGTTGTGAGAATTTAGGTTATAAATTTGTATAAGATGACAAGATATACAGTACGCTTATTTATAAATGGTGAGATTATAGACTATTTAAATACAGATAATTGGGATTTAGCCCATGCAATAGAAAGAGAGTTAACAAATAAACACGGCAAAGACAACGTTTCATTATGCGATGCTGAAATAGAATGGATGGTAGGATAATAAATAAAATATGAGAATAGATTATAAAATATTAAAAAAGATAGAAAAAGAATACGGGTCTGATGATTTTCAAGTAGGCCCATCTACTGAAGGAATGTTTGGTAGCATTACACTTAGATTTGGATATTGGGGAAGAGTTCCTTTAGATTCTTTACAAAAGGCAATCGGAGACAGATATGTTGTTGAAGAAATAGAATATGATGATGAAGATACTGGTTGGCTATATCACTACATAATTAAATAGATAAATATAATATTATGAAAGATTATTTTGACAACGAGGATTATGATGATTTGTTTGATGATGAAAACAATAATCGTAGAGGAAGTGAATCATTTAATAGTTTAGATGATTTTAACGAAGCTGATTTTAAAGATTTAATTGAAAAATTAAAAAGGGTTAGAGAAGAACAATTAATTATGGAAAACTATAACAACATTGTAAAACAAGGAGTAGACGTTGAAGGTATTGCCGAATATGGTGAAGATAATTTAAATAGACTAAAACAGACTCTTGATATTATGATTGAGTTTTTTGAAGATAGAGAAGATTATGAAAAATGCCATGATGTTAAATTATTTTCAGATCAAATAAAAGAAATTGAATTTTGAAAACAATAAAAACATTTGAAAGTTTTATTTCTGAAAAGAAAAAGAATAACACTACTACTAAAATAAAAGCTGTAACTAAAAAACAGAAAAAAGCAGTTAAAAAAGTTAAGAAGTTTTTAAAGAAAGATAAAAAAATAACCAGCGACGTTAAAGATGGTAAAGCAGATAGTTCTGATAAAATGAGAAGTATGTTATTTAAATTACAGGCTAAGGGCGCGAAGGTTGATGTGCAAAAGACTGATTTAAAAAAGAAAGAATTAGAAGTTAGATCTAAATTAGATACTATTAGAAAATCTAAAAAGAAAGAAGACGAATGAAATATGTAAAAACATATAACGTGTTTGAACATCAAGGAACTGGTGATTCTACAGGTGAAGATTCTAACTTATATAACATTAGGAATTTTAGAGGTACTATAAAGGACTTTGATGCATATTTTAAATCAAAGATGGGTGAAACAAATCCATATAAAGATAATATAAAAGTAGAAGGGCCACAAATAGATAGTCCACATGAAGGAGAAAAGGATAATAGTTTGCCTTACCAAGATTTTCAAAATGGAAAGTCAGACCTAGTAAAAAACAGATATGGAAAATAATAGACTTACACAAGATCTTTTAAAACAATTAAAGAGAATTGCAGATGCTCTTGAAAAAGGGAACGTATTAACCGAAGCACAAAATAAAAAATCTGAAAAGTTTAATAAGGTGCAAGAAAAGAAGGCAACTTTAGAATTAAAAGATATTCAAGAAAAAAGAAAAGTAGGCCAAGTTACTGAGATTATTAATAAGAAACTTGATCAATCATAGGAGATGAACTACTACAACGTATTAGGCGTAGATAAAGGGGCATCTGATTCTGAAATAAAGAAAGCATATCGTAAAAAAGCAAAGGAGTATCATCCTGATAAAAACGGCGACTCAGAAAAGTTTAAGGAAGTTAGTGAAGCTTATGATGTTTTAGGAGATAAAACTAAGAAGCAAAACTATGATCAATTTGGAGATCCTAAGGGAAGTCCATTTAGTGGAAGGAATCCCTTTGGAGGTAATGGTGGAAATCCCTTTGGTGGCAGTGGAGACTTTGCAGATATGTTTAATGACATATTTGGAAATAGAAGACAGGCTAAAGGCCAAGACTTTAGAGTTAATATGACTATTAGTTTTAATGAAGCCTTTCATGGTTGTCGTAAAGAATTTTCAGTAAATGGACAAAGGCTTGCTATGAATTTTAAACCTGGTATGTTTACTGGTCAAACATTTAGAATTAATGACAAAGGAGGCACTAACCCCTATAACCCTGATGGTCCTAGAGGGGATGTTATCATAAATGTATCTGTTATACAAGATTCTAGATTTGTGTTACAAGGAAGTGATATCTGGACTGAATTAACTCTCAACTGGTGGGACATAATGTTAGGTTGTAAAAGAGAAGTTGAAACACCTGATGGCAAAGTCTTACTTAAAATTCCAGAAAACACATATCCTGGCAGGGTACTGAGGATAGTTGACAAAGGTTTCCCGATATATAATACAACAAACAGAGGAAGTTTGCTTTGTAGAATTAATGGTAAATGGCCAAAACTTACAGAGGAACAACTTGAACATGTTAAAAAAATAAAAGTAAAATGATAGGCGAAAGTCCACTTGGTGAATTTAATGATTTTGAAATGTTTCTAAATATGTTAGTAACTAAACCAATTAATCCTGGTCACGTCTATGAAATGATTTATGATGCTTTAATAAAAGATACTTCATATGCAATATATGGAGGTTATCCAAAGGATTTAAAATTAAAAGCCTTAGATTCTTTAATTAATTGGTTTGAATTAACTGAAGAATTTGAAAAGTGTAAAGAAGTAAAAACTATAAAAGACAAGATATGCTCATAGTAAATGTAAAGAAAGATATAGAAAAGGCGTTAAAGCAATATAAAAGAAAAGTGTTTAAAACTAAACAATCTAAGAAAGTTAGTGCAAGAAGACACCATACTAAAAAATCAGTACTCCGTAGAGAGGAAGTCAAACATGCCCAATACGTTGAAAGAATGTATGGGAATAAAAATAATGACTAATAATATAATCTATTTTTTTTATTAAACAAGGCTGCCAATAAAAGGTGGTTGGAATATATAAATAAAAGTAAGTAAAATGGCGATGGAAGGATATTTATCCAGTGAGGATCACGACAAATTAATGGAAGAGTCATATGAACTGTTAAGTAAAAACCATACTAAATCAGTTAATAGATTCATTGTATATAAAGAAGGAAGCCAGAGTGTTGAGGTACCACATGGTATTGGTCAACGTTCTAAATACATTGACTTGCTTATTAAACACTTTGAAGAAAAAGAGGAATATGAGAAGTGTACAAATCTACAAGAACTTAAAGAGCTTGTTATTATGGCAGGTGACTAAAAAATACCACAATAGATGCAAAAAAGACAAAATGGAAACTCGTTAAAAAAACACATTCAAGAGTCGCTAAAGCGAGTACAGCTTAGACAATCACAACAAGAATATGTAAGAACAGTTAATGAAAATCAAATTATATTTTGTCACGGCCCTGCCGGAACCTCAAAAACCTTTACAGCATGTTATATTGGACTTAAAATGTTTAGTGAAAAACAAATTAAGAGACTTGTACTTTGTAGACCAATGGTTGAAAGTAGCGAGAAACTTGGATTCTTACCAGGTGTATTAGAAGAAAAGATCTCACCATATTTAAAATCTTATAAATCTAATATTGAAAAAATCATAGGTTCTGAAATGACTGAACTTATGTTTGAAAAGAATTTTATTACATTTGAACCACTTGCATATATGAGAGGAGATACCTATGATGATGCATTAATGATTCTTGATGAGGCGCAAAATGCTGAAATGAAAAGCTTAATGCTATTTATAACAAGAATGGGTAAATCTAGTAAATCAATTGTAGCTGGTGATATTAACCAATATGACATTCAAAAAAATAAAGTTAGTATGCCAAAGTTTTATGAAATAATTAAAACTACTAAAGGTGTCAATGAACATGTCTTCACAGAAAAAGATATTGTTAGAGCCAAGATTCTTATTGATATTGTTAAGAAGTATGATGCATGGCGAGATAACGAAGGCAGATAAACATTTTTCATTTTCTTCATATAATAACATATGAATAAAGCAAAACACATTATTTTAAAATCTTACATGAACAAAGAACTTGTTGAGGTAGGATTAGATGAAGCGGGAAGAGGAGCATTGGCTGGACCAGTTGTGGTTGCAGGTGTTATAATGCCAAAAGGATTTACACATCCATTAATTAAAGATTCTAAATTATTAAACGAAGGTCAAAGACGAGAGGCAAGGGCATTGGTGTTAGATAATGCAATTTCATATTCAATTAAAGCAGTTGATGTAGATTATATTGAAAAAACAAATATTTTAAAAGCTACATTATTTGGAATGAAAGAATGTTTAGATGGAATTAAAATAAAAGGAGATCAATTTGATTTTATTCTTGTAGATGGAGATCAATTTCATGGATGGAACGGGCTTCCATTCGAAACAGTAGTCGGCGGTGATAATAAATACACATCAATTGCTGCAGCTTCTATACTTGCAAAAACAAGTAGAGATTTAATTATGAAAAAATTAAACGAAGGCCATGAACAATATGGTTGGAATTCCAATAAAGGTTATGGAACAAGTGCACATCGAAATGCAATTAAACAGGATGGAGCAACTGAACATCATAGAATGAGTTTTATAAGTCACATGCTAACCTCAACCTCGAGTTTGTTTTGAAAAACTTATTAATAGGCATAGGGCTTTATACTTTATCACAGTCACTTGTTTGGTTTCAATCAAATGGTCAATTTATATGGCCATTCTTTAAGAAAAATACTTGGCTTATTGCCTTACTAGGAAGTGGTATTGCATATATGTTTATTAAAGGAACTGGTTATATAGCAGCACATTACGATGGGCAAATTTGGCCAGGAAGATTTATAGGATTTTCAATAGGTATGGTAACTTATTCAATATTTACATATTTTATCATGGGAGAAGGAATGAATTTAAAGACAACAATTTGTTTAATGTTAGCACTTTGTATATTATTAATACAATTATTTTGGAAAATATGAGAGAAACAAAACCCGACGTCGTAGTCGTTTGGAGAAAAAGCGATAGATCAGCAAAAAGATATATGACAATTTTTAAAGACGTTAAAGTAGATGATGTCTTAGAAGAAAAAAGAAAACCTTTATTAGATAATAGCTATGTAATGGATGAGGTTGGAGTTGGCAGTTCATTTATAGATACTTGGCAACATAAATATAAAATTAATAAATATAATACAGTAAAAAAATAAATTAATATGCATCCAATAGATTTAAATTACGTTAGTCATGAAACTAGACACATTGATGAAATGGAAATTAGAGTAAATGAACTAAAAGAAGATAAAAAGAAATATGTAAAGAATCTTGAAGTAAGATTTAGAAAAAACTGTTCTTTAGAAGAAGCACAACGTAGATTAAAAGATCATCTCGATAGAAATCCAAAGGGATTGGAAATGAAAAAACTCAAATCAATGGATTCTACTTTACATCATGTTATTAAGCAATTAGATATTAGAAAAGAAAAACTGGAAAAATTCTGTAATGAGAGAACGATTGAAGGAGAAAGTAATTCTTAATGACCTTTTAAATGAGTTACAGTTCGTAAGAAGAGTAATTCAAAGTTGTAAAACAGGGCACCAATTAGAAATTGCGATTGATTGGATGAATCGCTGGAAACATAGTCGTAAAAAATGGATCGAATCTAAAAGGATGCCATATTTATTAAAAGAGTTTGAAAGTATTGAATTCTTTAAAGAAATAAACAATTTGCAATAATTTCATATAAAATTAAATGTTACAAGCAATCTCAATATATTTACTAATCGGAATCTTAATTAACTTATTAGTAGATTTAATGTATGATTGGATTGGTAGGAGTAACATTGACACTAAATTAATAGACACTAACATGAGTAATGAAAAATGGGATAACTTTACAAAGGTAGTAGTTACTTTATTATGGCCAATATGTATTGTTTATGTGATAATTCAAATTTTTAACGAATATACAAAATGACAAATTACGGATATTGTTGTATCAACAAAACACTTGCCGAACAAGATATTAAAGTCGGCAGAAAAATGATTAAAAAAACCTTTACTGAAAGAGGTATTGAATATGCAGGTCAACTTGCACTCTTAAATGTAAGTGATATGTGTAAGATTATTAAATGGAATAATGAAAATGGCATTAAACTTTATCGTATGTCTTCAAGTATGTTTCCATGGTCCACTGAATATGATTTAAAAGATCTTCCTACATATAATAGAATTAAAGTATTATTACAAGGCGCAGGTCACATGGCTATTGAAGGTGGTCAAAGACTTACATTCCATCCTGGTCATTTTTGTGTATTGGCTAGCATGACTCCTAGGGTAGTATCTTCTGCGATACATGAATTAAATCAACATGGCGAAATCATGGACCTCATGGGTCTCCCAAGAAATCCTAACGCACCTATCAATATACATGTCAATACAACAATGGGTGGCAAGAAAGAAAGTATGGAAAGGTTCTGTAAAATATTTAAAACACTAGATGAAAGCGTAAGATGTAGACTTGTTGTAGAAAATGATGACAAGAAAGCACAATACAGTGTAAAAGATTTGAAAGAAGGAATTTCAGATGTGATTGGATGTCCAGTTATGTTTGATTATCACCATCATTGGTGTTATGAAGATCCAATGCCAGTCAAAGAAGCATTTGAACTTGCAAGATCAACATGGCCAGTAGGAACTAAACAATGTACACACTACAGTTCATGTAAACAAATACATGAAGATAGTTCAGTTATGAATAGAGCACATGCTGATTATATTTATGAAACTATTCCAACATTTGGTTATGATGTAGACGTGGAATTAGAAGCTAAGGCTAAAGAACTTGCATTAATTAAATACTTAGAAGATTTAGCCCATAAAAAATTTTATGAGACTAATACTGGTCAAACCATGGTTGTTTAATTAAAATTGTTAATAACTTTTGAAAAAAAGTGTTAAAAAGTTTTCACGGGTCAAAGATTATAGTTATATTAGTATTATAATTAAAACTTAAAAAAACATGAAAAAAATAGCAATAACAATATTTACATTATTTACACTATCAACAACTGCACAGGATATTTGTAATGCACTAAACATAACTTACACCCAATTTGGGACAAACTCTTTTAGATTATATTCAAATCTAGATAGTGTTAACATGTCGGGGGCTACTTCATTTAGATGGAAAGCATTTCCTGATAGTGTATTCGCACAATTAGATACTGCTAATTATAATTTTAAAACATGGTTAGATAGTACTAATATGAGCTGGGAGAGTGGGGATTCTGTGCCTTTTATACATTTTCTTTACCATAATACTAATCATAGAAAAAAATATGGAGTATTTTTATTTTCTTTTTTAAGAGATGGAGATACATGTGTTATTCCATTTACAATGAGTAGAACTAATAGTCCAATTACTTGGCATATGAATCAAATACCTTCATTTAATACTACAGTAGTTACTCCACCTAGTACTGGGAATCCAAATGGCAATACTACTGGAATTGAAGATTATACTAATACTAATAAAAAATTAGTTGCAGTGTATAATTTAATGGGACAAATTGTAAATCCTGATGAGGTTAACAATCAAGTTTTAATATATCTATATGATGATAGAAGTATTGAAAAGAAGTACAAACAAACAATGTTCTAGATATATTTAAATATTTAAACAAAAAAGGTGGCCTAGGCTGCCTTTTTTATTTTCAAAAATATTAATATATTATAATGATATATAACTAATAACAAAAAAATACTTTAAAATGAATACTAATCAAATATTATCATTCGAAGAGTTTTCAACAAGAGGTACAGATACTGCCACTGCTGAAGCTCCAACAACAGATACTGCCACTGTAGATACTGATACTACTGTTACAGATACTGAAACAACAGACACTGACTCTGAAGAAACAACTGACTCTGAAGAAACAGAAGAAGAAACTACTGATACTGAAGAAACAGAAGAAGAGCCAGTTCACACACACACTCACTCAGCTGCTGAATCTGTTCAAGTAAATGAAGAAGAAGAAACACATACGACAACAGTTGCTGAAATGTACAAGAATATTAAAGAAGCTTGTAAAAATGAAGCAATGGCATATGAAGCTGATGATTATGCAGAACATACAAAAGACACATACATGACTGAAATGGCTACACTTGCTGCTGAAACTGCATGTAATGTTATTCAAGAAATGTATGAAAAAGAAGATTGTACAAAAGAACAATATGAAGCTGCATGTAATTCTATAAAAGAAGCTTATGCTAAAAAATGTAACGAAGCATGTGAAGCATATGGTACTTCTGAGAATGAAAGACCTGAATCTGAGAACGAACCAGTTCAAGGTCCAGAAAATTCAATCATTACTAAAACAGAAGCTTAATGAATAAGATAAAAGAAATCGTTAATGCGTCTTGGTTTAAAGCCGCAATTGCAGGAGGAATAGCAACCCTATTACTATTCCAAGGAGATAAATTCTACGCTGGCATTGCTTACGGTATTGCCATTAGAGAATTCTTATTAGGACTTAAAGTTGAAGGCGGGACTCAACAACTTAATTCTTAATAAATTTATTAACAATTTAAAAACTTTAATCAAGCCATCTATATAATAATAAAGATGGCTTTTTTAATACAAACTAAACAGACATGCCAAAGACACCAATAGAATATACATATATGCAAGTTGCTTATCAATTTGCTAAATTAAGCTATGCTGAAAGAAGGCAAGTTGGATGTATTCTCGTTAAGAATGAACAAGTAATAAGTTTTGGCTATAATGGAACGCCAAGAGGATTTAATAACACTTGTGAATTAGATAACACTACTAAACCTGAAGTGTTACATGCAGAATCTAATGCTATTACTAAAGTTGCCCAATCTACGATGGGGAGTGGCGGGGCGGAACTCTACACTACAACAGCCCCCTGTTTTAGTTGTTCAAAAATAATTATTCAATCTGGTATATCAAGAGTATATTATTCAGAAACATATAGGGATATGTCAGGTATAGAACTATTAGAACAAGCCAATATAGAAGTAATAAGAATAGAACCAATACACATGAATGGATCAAGTAAATAAGATTATAGAACAAGCCTTACAAGAAAAAACTTTTGGTAAAGACTTTAAGTTTAGACAATATCAACGTGAAACAATCACAGCAATCGTTAATCAATATATAGAAGACCCTGAGTCTACAATTGTTATAGATGCTCCAACAGGTACTGGTAAATCAATTATTGCAATGTGGTCCTCATACATCCTTAAAGAACTTGGCAATCAAGGCTACATAGTAACATCGGATAAAACACTACAAGAACAATACGAATATGACTTCTCACAGTATAATACAGGATGGCCCTCAATTCAAGGCATTGACAACTACAACTGTGAAGTGAATGGCCTGCCGTTTAGCCTAGGTGAATGTAAGATGAGAGGCTACTCTTATGGCCAAGCCGAAAGACTACAATGCGCCAGAATGTGCGACTATTTAAACACTCGTAAAAAGGCGATCGATGCGCCAGTTACCCTTGTAAATTATAGTTTCTGGTTAATACAACAAAATTATGTTAATTATAGAATGGCTGTAAGACAAATGGAGAAAGAAGGACATAATACCCTTATTAATGATATGTCCTCGGAACGATATGATGAAATACTAGAGTCATATGATAATTTTTTTCCTTTTAAGAAACGGGACTTTGTTTTCTTTGATGAGGCGCACAAGATAGATGAAATTGTTCAACAACATTTTTCTCCTTCTTTGAAAAAATTTTCCCTATTTAAAACGGGCGCTTTGATTGACTTCATGATGGCTGAAGGAGTTAGAGTCCCAGCAGTTTCTAAAAGTTTTATAGGAGATCTAATGGATGAAATTCTAATAGAAGAAAATAAGGAAAAACTTCTCATTAAACTAGCAAAAGTAAAGGGGTTTTTATGGAGCATTTTAAAAGGTAGAGCAGAATTAAATCAGCGAGCAAAACAAAAGTTTGGAATTGATGTAAATTCAAGTCTTCCAAAGAAATGGCAACGGGCATTTTCACAGCTTGACGGGCTTAAAGATACTCATTGTAAAATTGAAGACTATTTAGAAATTATAGAAACTACAGGCATTGAGTCTATGGTTTTTAATCAAAACCTACATGATGGTGAAATTAAATTAATGTGTTTGAGTGAGGCACATCTAATTAAAAAGCATTTACACAAAAGAGCAGGCTTTAAAGTATTTATGTCAGCAACTATCGGAGAACCTAAAACTTATATGAAAGTAATGGGAATAGACAATGCTAAATTTATCAGACTATCTAATGGATTTACATATGAGAAGTCTCCAATTGTATTTGTTGATAGATGGAAGATGTCAATGCAACATAAACATAAAAGTTTACCGGAAGCTATTAAGATGTTAGATCAAATTTTAGAGAAACATAAAGGGCACAGAGGACTTATTCACACAGGAAGTTATGAATTTAGTCAATATATTAAAGGACACACCTCGAACATTAGAAGGATTATTGAGTATAATAAGAGTAGCGAAAAGAAAGAAGCATTGGTTAAATTTAAGAATACAATGAATGGAGTTATTATGGGTCCATCAATTCTTGAAGGTTTAGATTTTAAAGATGACACTTGTAGGTTTCAAATATTTTTTAAAGTACCCTATCCTTCATTAGGAGATCCATTAACAAGTGCTAAAATAAAGAAATCACCAGGTTGGTATGATTGGAAAACTGGAATAACAATCCAACAAGGTGCAGGTAGAAGTATTAGAAACAAAGAAGATTGGGCAGTTACATATATCTTAGATGCCTGCTTTGGAAATCTGATAAATAAACTAGAATACTTTCCAGATAATTTTAAACAAAGAATTAAGACAATAAAATGACGTATATAAGAACAATCCTACCAGAACCAGATGTATTAAGAAAAATGATAGCAGAACAAGGAGAAGTTACTATTTTTAAAAGATATAAAAAATATGACACTCTACAGGGTTCAGCTGAAAGTACTAAAATCATTAATGAAATACTATACAAACATTACAATAAAAAGAAACCTATAAAACAATAGGTCGTTAAATTTAAACACACATGTCGTTGTTACGTAAACTTTTTCGTAAAAGGGAGTATAATATTAAAAATAAGAATATGTCAGAAGAAAAGACTGCCAATATTTATGTATGGCAAAAATCTGAAAGAATAGGTAAAATAGTAGTTGAGAAAGAAACTAAGGATGGATGGTTATACTTCACAGACGGAAGTAGAATTAATCCAAAATTAGTAGGTGAATTTTTAAGTCAAACAACGTCTATGGAAGATGCAGAAGGTATTGCAAAAATATTAAGTCCAGTTGCTGGAGTTGCACAAGCGGGTACAGAAAGAGGACCGGGTGTTATGGTGCATGAAAATAAACCTAAAAAACCAATAGAAATAATTACAGAAACTAAAAAGGTGGACAGTAATATTAAAGATCCAGAAGATAGTATAGTAGTTGGTATTTTAGAAAAACTTAGTAAAAAGAATAAAACTAATTTTGATATTAGTGTAGGTGTTAATATACCTGGAAAGACTATTTTTAAAGCTTTACAAATGGACATGGAAGAAGAAGAATTAAAAGAAGGCCTAGTGGAGCTTGTAAAAAAACAGATAAATAATCTAGAACAACAATTAAACAAAGAAGTAGAAACTTTTATTCAAAATCAATACTATGAATAGGCAACAAAGAAGAAATGCATATAAGTCTATGGGAATTCTTAAAAACAAGAGCTCTAGACAATTTAATGATCCAGTAAGAAATCAAATTACAGAACAGCTTAGTAGAGAAGGTAAAGAAAAACATAGAGCAATGGTTGAAGCTAATGAAAGGCAATATCATGAGGATATGGAACATAAGCTTGCTGAATATAAAAAGACTCTCGAAGTTACGGGATGGGAAGGTAAAGAAATTGAAAAATTAGCAGAGGCTTGGATGCTTAAGGCAGTTAAAGATAAAGAGAATTATCAACAAGATAAAAAAGATGCTAAAAGATTAACTAAAGAAGCAGAAGCTTTAAAAGCTAAGAGAACTAAGTAATGGTTACAGTAGTATTAGACATAGGAGACAATGGTGTAGTCAAAATTATAGAAGATGACAACTACAATGGAAATGGTGAAGTTAATGTCACTAAAACTCTTTATGTCTTTGATGGAGATCCTGATTATGAAAATAGAATTAAATTTTTAAAAGATCTTTGTTTAGATATTGGGTTAAGTATAGGTAATAAAGATGCTCAGAAAAGACTTAATATAAATCTTCACAAGAAGTCAAAAGACATGTCACTAATGACTAAAAAGGAATTAGAGACGAGTATTATGGCAGCAGGTAGACTTGTGGAGAAGTATAAAAAAGAACTTAAAAAATATGAATCTTAAGGTAGAATGTATATGGTGTAAAACTAAAACTGATTTTAATAGATTTGCAAGAGAAACTAAAAAGTCAGAAGAATATGACAAGTTTAAAAACCAAATAATTTCTTATAATGAAATTGGAGATAGACTTTCTAAGAGTGATCCTTATGGAAATACTCCATCTGAAACTTTAGTTGCTTTACATATACAAAAATTAATACGAAATCTTGTTAATAAAAATAGGAGAGTAGAAGAAGAAGTTGAAGAAGATCAAACTGCAAAGGTTACATATCTTCTTAAAAACTTAAATCAAGAAAATGTACTAAATTTTAAAAACTTTATTAATGAAATAGCTGATGGAGTAGAGTTTGAATTAGTAGTTATTAATAGAGAAGATAAATTAGATCCTAAAGTATTGAGTAAATTCGATAACGTTAGAATTGTAGACAATGATAAGACATAAGATATTTTCAAAAGGTGAAAGAATCCATGCTCTAATACATTCAACAACAAATCCAAATATTTTATTTCCAGTTAGAGGCATGATTTACGATACTAAATTTGATGAGTACAATCCTCAATATCAAATTAAAGTAGATAAAATGTATGATGATATTGCGTTCTTAAAGCGATATTTATTTAAAGGCCGAACTATCCGAAACTTTGATGGTAAAGATAGTAGATGGAAATTTACAAGAACAAGTTATAAAACAACCGATGAGTTTGTACAAAAAGTTTTTAATGGTGATAATTGGGAAGGCTACTTAATTGTAGTTGATAGCGTTTATTGCTGTAGAACAAGAAAAGAACAGGTTGGCTTCTTTAATAAGATACAAACATTTATGATACAAAAGAATCTGAGAGAGCTATACGAGATGACTAGAAGGAAAGAATACAGATATGGTAGATTTTATTATCATACTAAAGATATGTTTAAGAGAGCACTTAAAAAGTTCTTTGGAGAACGATCACCTCAATCAGATAAATGGTGGAATGATTTTCTTGCATCCACTGATATTAGAGATTTAGACAAACACGTCTAAACTTTAAGTGATATATAAATAAAAATAATACTTTTTAATGAGCACATTTACCCATATTTTGGAAGAAGGCCTAAGCGCTGCAGATTTTGTATTCGATGAAATAACAGATGCTGGGGAAGTCATGTATACTAATCTTGTAGATGGCTTAACATCTAAGGCATATAGTGGTATAATAGAAGGTGCTAAAAATAATCCAACTCCTGAAGAAGTACAAAAGGCATTATTTAAAGCTTCAAATCCAGATTTTGACCCCGCACTCGTTAAAGAGGAAGGACTTTATCCTAAATCAAACTTTAAACAGCCTACTACATATTCTGTTAAAAAAGGAGTAGAATCAGACGCAGAGTCAGATGCACCTACTAGTAGAGTTAATAATTGGACTTTATTAAAATATAAAGGGCAAGGAGAAAATCCAGATTATAATAAAGCAATGGTTGGATCAGGTGCAGGAGATTCTGGTTTAGCAATAAACCCTACTGCAAATAACATTATTCAAAGAACTTTTACTAAAGGATCTGCTAGTTTTAGATATTTTCAAAAAGACTTTATATTTTGTGAACATTATGGTAAAGTTACAAATAATCATATGTTAACTTTAAGAAGGTTTCCATTCCCAGTTGAAGATAATATATTAGATCCTAAAAAATATAGCATGCAAGAAAAAAAGGTTGTTGATAATATTCAACCTGCTCTTGCACAGGCCGTAACGTGGATGAGTCCAACTATTGGAAATAGTTTAAATGAGATATTAAAATTTGGAGTTGGTTTTAAATGGAAAGAAACCGAAGCTGAGCTTCAAACTATTGAAAGTAAACCTAGAGATAGAGGCATGGTTGGAGGAATGATTGATAGTATTCCATATTCTCAAAATGCACAAGGTGGTTTAGCAGGAGAGAGTGCAGCAACTACTCATAGAAGAAAGCAACAAGGAGGTGGCTGGGATCCTTTAAAACAAACATATCCTAATCACACATTCGCTCCACTTAACGTTATAAAAAGTATGCAAGTTAGAGATAGTGGTTTAACCTTTGATCAAAGTTTTAGTTTGACATTTAATTATGATTTAAAAGGAATTCCAAATACTTCTCCTAAAATGGCTTTTTTAGATGTTTTAGCTAATTTATTAGTATTGACATATAACAATGCTCCTTTTTGGGGAGGAGCAATTAGATACACAGGAGGTGGAGTTGTTGGTAATTCATTAGGTGATCTTGAAAAATTAAAAAAGGGAGATATTAAAGGTTTTATGGGAAGTGTAATGAAAGATATAGGAGGAACTATAAAAAATGTTGCAGAAGATCTTAAAGGTGCACTCAGTGGAGATAGTAAAATATTAAATAACGTAATCGGTGGAGGATTGATGGATTTATTTGGTGGACCACAAGGTGGACAAGTTGCAGCTGCATTCTTAACAGGAGAATCTACAGGTCAATGGCATTTAACGGTTGGAAATCCATTAAATCCAATTGCTGTAATTGGAAATTTAGGATGTAAGAAAGCTGATTTTCAATTTGATGGACCATTAGGTTATGAAGACTTTCCTACTAAACTAAAAGTTGTAATTGAATTGCAACCTAATAGGCCAAGAGATAAAGCAGATATTGAATCAATGTTTAATGCTGGTAAAGGTAGATTATATTTACCAGAACAAGGAGTATTAGACCCTAGTAATGATACATATGATGTTAGTGCTTATGGTAATAAAGAATTTAAAGGAAGAAGTAAAGAGGCATTTATTAAGAAGGCCGCAAAAACTGCAAACGGATAATGAATTTTAAAACAATATTAGATAAATTAATAGAGGGTGGAAAACTTATTTTAGCTCAACCTACATTTATATTTAAAGATGATGAGGTTCCATTTAGTGAATATGTTGTCAAAAATACAGATGCTGGTAGAATTGATTTAATAGCTGAGGAATATTATGGAAGTGCTGTTGATTTAGAAAGTATTTTAAAATTTAATGGAATATCTGATCCGTTTTCAATTAACGAAGGTGATGTTTTAAAAATGCCAATAGATGATGCTGTTATTAAAAAATTAGAAAGGCCTAGCATTGCAATAAGTAATATAGTTAGACAAGAATTTATAGATGGTAAGAAATTAACTAAAAAAGATAAAAGAAGAATTGATTTTCTTAAAAAGAAATATAATCTTAAAGAAGTACTCCCACCTAATATGTTAAAGTCTGGATTTAAAAACTTTGAATTAAGGAAAGAAGAAGGTGAAGATGTCATTAAGATGGGAATGGGTGTATCTACTCCAGAATCTTCATTTTCTGCACCTAAGAAGAAAGCCAAGAAAGTTTCAGTTAATGAGTCTGAAGCTGATTCAATTTCTAAAAAAATTAAAAGCGGTGCTAATGAAGAATTAACAGATGCTGAAATTGCAAAATTAGAAAATAGTGGAATTAAATCTTCTAATATTTCTAAAAAGGCGTCTAAGTTAGCTACTACATTTGATGGAAAAGAAATAGGAAACCGAGGAAATACTTCTTCTAATTTCACAGCCAATACGTCAGATGCATTAGACGATGACGGTAACAAGGTAGGAAACCAATCAGTAACTCAATCTGAACAAATTGAAGGTGATAAAGTTACAAAAACTGTCACAAAAACTATTGTAAAACCAGATGGCTCTTCTGAAACTACTCAAACTGTTACTTTTTCTAAATACGAATCTAAATAATTTAGATAAATAATATAATGGAGTTAAATAATAATATACTATCACTAATAGAGCCTAAAATTAGACCAACTGATGTTGAGTTAAAGGGAGGAACTGAATCCGGCGAAGGTGATAAAACTTCTAAGTCATTTGGTACAGATTTACCTAGAATAACAATTAATAATTACTTATTTGAAGAAGGAGATTTAATATCTTTTAAACTTAATACTGGAATTACTAAAAAATATCCAACCGTTAATGTTACTGTTATTGATACAGGTGGAACATTTGACATTGATCAATTTCCTAGAGACGGAGATGTAATTACAGTTTATATTAATTCTAAAAACACAGATACTTTTAAAAGTATTCACATGGATTTTAATATTACATCAATATCTTCACCTCCTAAAGGTTTACCAAATAGTCTTAAACAATATAGTTTTCAGGGCACATGTAAAGTACCAGGTTTATTTAGTGAAGATTGTGTTGCATATACTGAAAACACAAGTTTAGGTCACTTAGAAGAAATTGCTACTAATTTAGAACTAGGTTTAGCATCAAACATTGACTCTACAGATGATACTCAAAATAGGCTACAGGCTTATACAACTACATTAGATTATATTAAAGAAACTGTTAATTCCTCTTATATAGATGAAGAAAGTTTTCAAACATTTTACATTGATCAATACTACAATTTAAACTTTGTAGAGATGAATAGAATTTTTAATTCTGAAAATGTAAGTCTTGAGAGCATGCAAAGTAATTTTGCTTCTTTAGCAAAAAGTTTTAGTCAAGAGGCAGGAGTAGAAGATAATACAGACAATATAGAGAATAAATTAATGTTAACTAATAACACGCAATTTGATAAAAGCAATGTTAAAATATCTCAATTTGCATTAAAAAATAATTCAAGTAAAATATCATTATTGAATGGTTATAGAAGAGTACTTCAAATGTGGGATGAATTAGAAGATAGTGAACCTACTGCATGGGATACTGAGCGTTTAGTTGAGTTTGATGTTGAGGCGTATACTAGTAAAAATATTAGAGACGTTGAAGAACCTTTAAAAGGTAGGAGAGGTGAGACAGAATATGATAATCATTCTAAATATAAATGGGTAGGTAGAATGCAAGATTATTCTTTAGAAGGAAATGTACACCTTAATCATAAGTATTCTATATTAAATAATTGGCAAAATTTACAGGAACTTGAAAAAATAAAACTAGTCGTAGAATTAGATTCTTTTAACCCAAGCTTATATGTATGTCAAAAAATACCAGTAATGATGTACACTTATGATGAGATACAATCTGCAGCTGCTACCAAAACCCAAACAGGTTTAAAAGATAAAGGTGTAAAAACAGATGATAAAGCTTTTCCTAGTAAAACTGAAGAAGTTGAGGCTACAGAAGCTCCAGTAAGACAAGATGATTTTACATCTGGTCATTATGTTATCGGCGGAATAGAATATATATACTCAGACGGCGATCAAGCCTTAACTCAGCGATTAACTCTTTTAAGGAGGGAATGGCCAACAAGAGCAAATAATTTATAAGAAATGGGTCTATTAGGAAATAAAAACAAATTTGCAAAAGCTAAAGGTAGAAGTGCTCATCCTTATGGTGATCCTACATTTCTTAGTTTCTTTTTAATGTTCGATTGGTATAGCCCAAAATCACCTTTGTTTAATGGTGATGCAACTAATTTTTTAAGAAATGTTATAGGAGATAACAATAGAGCAGATCAACTTGAAAAATTTAAAAAGTATTTAAAGAGAATAAATCAAGAAATGCCATGGTTTTGGCAATCAATTACTGGTTTAAATGCAGCATATGACTATGGTAAAATGGATGACGCTCTAGTATTTAAAGAAGGCGCAGAAATTGAAATAGGTTGTTTAGAAACTTTAGACTTTACAATGGCTGGTATTTTTAATATGTATCAATCAATTGTATTAGACACTGAAAGGTATGTACAAGTTTTACCAGATAATTTATGTTATTTTAATGTTTACGTACATGTGCAAGAAATAAGAAATTTTGTGCCATTTATTGGAAGTGGAAGTGCTGTAGAAAGAGCAATGGCAGGTATTGAAAAGGCAAAAGGAGCTGCAAGTTCCTTAGCAGCGTTTAAAGCTGGAGACGCAGCAGACAGAAAAAAATTAATAGAAGATAACAAGGATGGTGTTTTAGGCAAAATACAAGACAGACTTAATTCTGACCAACTTGATTGGAAGTCAAAGGGATTAGGACCTAGATTTATAACTAAATTAGGAAAATGTAAGTTTAGTTATAATAATGGAATGGATATGTTTAGTGAGATAAGTAATGCTGAATTAGGAAGCCCTGTGCAACACAAATTAAAATTTAAATTTCATACAAGTAAAGTTCATGAATTTGAATATTTAACAGGTTTTAATCATGTAGATCCTGATCCTCTTAGTCCATTTAATAATGACATATTAAATGATTTAGCAAATGATGCTGTAAATCAATTAGTTACTAAAGGAACTGCATTTGCTAAAGGAAAACTTGAAGACTTTAAAAATAAACTATTATTAGGAAACGTATACGGTGCTAATGCTCTTTCTAAAATACAAGATGTTTTTAATTCAGGTTCTATAAATGCTATAGTACCTTTAGTAAAAGGAGAAGATCCAAAAGGAGAGCCCGAAAACGTTGGAAGACCTATAGGTGACAATGTTCACCCTGTACTTCCAGCTGACGAAGTTGCATTAGAATCTACTAAAATTTACGAAGATACTCCAGAAGAACAGCCATTAACAAGTACTAATACAATGCCAATCGCAAGCCCGGAAGTGCCATTAGAATCTACTAGAATTTATGATGATGCTCCGGAAGAAGGCACATTGAATAGTACTAGAATTTATGATGATGCTCCACCTGAAAGTCCATTAGAAAATAGCAATGTTTATGAGTAAACGTGGTAATAAAACTCAATTAAGAATTTTAGAATTTGCAAGAAACATAGTGTGTGGAAAGGTAATGGATTCACCAGAAGATATTCAATTTTATTTAAACTATAGAGTAGAAATCGAAGAAACTCTAAGAAATTGGTCAGAAGATTAACAGAATATATAATATATGAAGGCTGAAGAATTATATAAAGATAATTTAAGGGATACTCATTGGTTGGGAAAGGTTGTTGATACAGCTGATCCTTTAATTGAAGGTAGATGTCGAGTGATGGTATATGGTAAGTTTGATAAAATACCAACTGAATCAATTCCATGGGCAACATCTTCTAATAGTAATATGATAGGTAGTTATTCTACTCCAAAATTAGGAGATATTGTTTCTGTTAACTTTGATAATGGAGATATTTACCATCCTGAATATACTTATACAATTAACAGCAAAGATAGAAATACATTTAAAACAGAAATATTAGAAGCGCTAGGAGCTGAGGAAGCTGTTAAAGCACAATCAATTGTATATGATGTTGATAATAAATTTAGAATCTATTATGAACCAAATGAAGGTTTAATAGTTTCAATGGGTGATGGAATTAAAACAGAGCCTTTTATAAATGTAAAACAAACGGGTGAAATACACATTCATACTGATCAAGAAGGTAAGGTTGAAGTGTTTACAGATGGAGACGTTGAGGTCAAAGGTAAAAAGGTACATGTTAATAGCCCAGCAGTTGAGCTTGGTGAACTTGCACTTGAACAAGTAATTAAAGGAAATACTTTTCAAGCTTTATTTAACACACATACTCACACTGGAAATTTAGGACTACCTACAACTCCTCCTATGGTACCATTAACAGGAACAGAATTAAGTAAAATAACTAAAACGGAATAAAAATGGCAAGTAAAGATACTTTAATATTTGAAGGTTTATTAAGAGCAGATGTAAAAGAACAAGAAGAAAACCTAAAACTAAGGTTAGAAGGAGGTGATTTAAATAATGTAAGACTTGATGATTTTTTAACATCTGATTATAAAGGTGAGGAATTAGTAACTCCTCCAGGTGGAATTTATAATGCTCAAAAGGAATTAGAAGAGTGGATGAATGCAAATAGACCTGCGCCCGGAGAAGACCAAGATAAAATTAAAAAGAAAATGTGGAGACAGTTTTCAAAAGAAATGTCTAAAGAAATTTCAAAAAATATAGTAGATTGGTTAAACAAAGATGTAATTCCTAATTTAGCTGTTACTATTAATAATCAAATTTTAGATTTAGAGTTTGATTTGACTATTCCTATAGGAGAAATAAATGTTGTAGGCACCGCAGCTGCTCAAAATAATACAACACCTATCACCTTAAGTGGAGTCCAAACTTCTGATCCTTTGACTACTACATTGGAGATTAAAACTGAAATAATTTAATTTACGATATATTATAATAATATTATGATATATAATTTACTAACACTTTAAAAAAATAAAAATGATAGAAAAACAGAATGCTGACTTTTTTGATAAAGATGGCAATTTCGACTGGGATGGATATGAATCAACGTGTCCAAAAATTTTAAGAACCCCAAACCCACACATAAAAGTAGTAAACGATAAGCATAAAGTATATAGTAGAGAGCCATATGCTCAAGAAATGTATAATAAGCTTATAGGTCACATTGAAGAAAATGACATTATTACTCATATTAAATATGGATCTGCTTATAATGGTAAAGTTTTTGCAGTTACAGACATGACTGCAAGTATTGACATTGGCTACAGACAGCTTGTTTATGTTAATTTAGAAAAAGAGGATGATGAATTCAAAGGCATGCAAACTGGAGATGAGGTTAGTGTTATTATTACATCATTGATGGAAGATGATAGACAACCTATAATGGGCAGTGTTAGTGAAGGAACTAAACAGGCTACTTTCCAAGAAATGTTAGGTGCTATTGAAGAACAAGATACTGCATGGGTCGGTACAGTTACTAGAATGCTATCTGCTGCTGGTTATATGGTTAATGTTAAGGGTATAGAGTGTTTTATGCCAGGTAGTCTTGCAGGCATTAATAAATTACATGATTTTGAAAGCATAGTAGGACAAGAAATCTATGTTGTACCTGTTAGTTTTTCTAAAGAAAGAAAAATAATGGTTGTATCTCATAGAGCATATCTTAAAACATTAATTCCAGATGCTATTGAAAAATTAAAAGAAACGGCAGGTGAATATATTACTGGAAGTGTTACAGGTTCTGCTAAATATGGAGTTTTCTGTGAATTCTCACAATGTTTAACTGGTATGATTCATGTTAATGATTTAGATGGAGATACATTGGCTAGACATAAAAATAGAGAAATAGAACCGGGTGAAGAGATTAAGTTTAAAGTAAAAGATATTGTATCTGATACTAAAATAACCTTGACTCAAAGAGACGATGTCGAATTAAATCCATGGTTAGAAATTAATAAGAAATTTAAAGTACCTTCTGAGGTTGAGGCTACTGTAAAAACTTGTAAAGATTATGGTTTATTCGTGGAGTTAGAAGAAGGCATTGTTGGACTATTACATGTTAGTGAAATTGGAGAAGACAATATTAAAAAATACCGGCCAAAACAAACTATCAACGTTTTAATTACTAAAATAGAAGAAGATACTAAGAAGATATTCTTAAAATTACCTAAGGAATAATTTAGGTAATAAATAAATGTGATATATAAATAAATAATTTATTTTATATTGCATGCTAACGTATCAAATTACAAAACATAAAAGTAAAGAATATATTTTACAAGATTCTCTTGTCGGAATAGAGTTTGAATTTTATTCCGATAAGAGTCTTGAAAATACTCAAAAGGAGCTTGCTCAATTATTAGGTAAAAAGATTAGACTAGAGGATAAAGCACATAGTGACTTTGTACCAACTGATAAAGAATTTAAAATTGAGCCAGATATGAGTGGAGGTAAAGGTCTAATGGAACTTGTTACAGGTCCAACCCCATATTCTGTTGCAAGAAATATAATACTTAAAACACTTGGCTGGATTCAAGAAAACGGCTACACTACTGAAAAAAGTTCAATTCACCTAAATTTAAGCTTTGATCCTAAAAAAACTAATAAACCTAGTTTAATATCTAAAATGGACACTCTTAAATTTATTTTAGGATTTAATGAAAATGAAGTTTACAAATTATTTCCAAATAGAAAAGATAGTGTATATGCTAAGTCTGTGAAATGGATAACTCCTAAAATTGATTATAATTACTTTGAAGGACAAAACATTAATTCACATGTTTTTCATTTTGCAACTGAAAAATATTATGGAGTTAATTTTGAAAAATTACAACAAGGTTATTTAGAATTTAGATACATCGGTGGTAAAGATTATGAAAATAAAACTACTAATATTTTATACCTATTAGACCGGTTTTTACTGCAACTTTGGTCAATTGCTAATCAAACTAAATATACTGATTTAAATTATATTGAACTTAAAAAAATTCTTAATAAAAACTATAAATTTACTGAGATATTAAAAGATTGGAGAAAGTTAAAAGATTATTATCCTGATATTAATTTATACGTAGATTTAAAAGATAATGAAAAAATAATTGACATGTATTGGCCTAAGATATTGATGGAAGTTGTACAATTAATTAGCCATGGCGGATTAGAAAAAGGAGATATTAATTATGATAGTGATATTAGTAGAGTGCAAGTAAGTGGAGGTAAATTGCCATTTTGTTTTGATTTAAGTAATTATGATTTTGTAGACTGTGAAATCGCGGGTTCTATAAGTTTTTGTGATATTTTTAGAAGTCAAATTAGTAATGCTACTCTATTAAGATGTAATTTATACCAAGGCACGTCTGTTGAAGGTAGTAAAGTAGAATCATGTTATGTTAATCAAACATGTGAAGTTAAAAATAGTTATGTGTTTCAGTGGGATTCTGTATTTAAAGGTAAAATGATTGGTGGAATATTTAGACACGGTCAAATAGGTAAAGAAGCTGAATTTGACGGTACTGAAATAATAACTAGTAAAAAAATTAATTAAAAATGAGTGATATTAGAAGCGGCGATAATATAGATTTAAGTCAAGGTAGAGATTATGGGACTGATTGTTTAACTGAATTCTTAAATGAAATTGGTTCAGAAATAACAGGAGCATGTATGGTACCTCTTAATTTGCCACAAGCTGAAATAATAAACATTATAAAAAGAGCAGTAAAATGGTTCCGGAAAAATTATGAATATAGTCTTAGAGAAAACTATTTTCATGTACCTAATGGAGTTTTTAGTAGTCAAAGTTTTAAGACAACTAGAACTTTAAACTTTCCAAAGGAAAATGCAACATCAGGTGCTGGTGAAGTCTTTTCAATATATGGAGTGTATGACCTTGCATCTGGTTGGAATACAGGTGGAAGTGGATTAGATTTAAGATTTGCAGGCGGTGCTGATTTTAATATTGAAAAAATGTTTTTTAGTAATTCATTTGCAGGAACAGGAGCAGCTGAATCTGCAGAAGAACTTCAATATTATGTAATTAACCAAAGTTATTTTGATATGGCTCGTCAAATCCTAGAAAACCCTTTGAGTTTTCACTATTCACAACTAACAGGTCAGCTTAAATTTATGGGAGATACTCCTAAAGGTGATGTAATAATTGAGTGTTATGAAAGTATTGAAAACTGTGCATTATATAATGATGAAATATTTTTTAGATATGTTGCAGCTAAAGTAAAACAAGCCGTTGGTGCTAAATTAGGAGTCTTTAAATTCTCTTTACCAGGTGGTGTTGAAATTGATTATGATGGCATTAAAGGCATGGGTGACGAAGAAATGGATAGAGTGCTTGAGGAAATTAAAGGAGATGAAGGTGTTGACTGGATGTTTCACTCATAAAAAAACGGATAAATAATTAATGGAACTGTATATCAAAACATTAGGCGACCCTAACTATGATCCAAAAAGAGTAGATGTAGAGAATGAATTAAGTCAACTTTTAATTCAAATCGAAACACTTCTTTTTACAAGTAGTGGAGATGTATTAGGAAATACTAGATTCGGTGTTGATTTAGAACAAATGATATATGATTTTCAATTTAATGAATTTGAAATAAAAAGAGTAATAGAAGATCAGATAGAGGAGTATTGTCCAAATTCTGGTAAATATAAGACTAAGGTAGATATTAATTTTACAAGAGGTGAAGTAAGAGATATTGCTCAAATAAATATAACAGTAGACTCTAAGTATTTGATTGGAGTTTATGTAAATTAAAAGATTAAAGAATGGCAGATTTTAAATTTTTAGATAAGGCTAGAGTAACTGCTGGAAACATAGTAGAAGACTCTAGATCATATTTAAGTAGAGTCTATAAAAAGGCTGGTAATTATTTTACAACAGCTTCACCGTTTTCTCAAATACTTGAGGTAATGGCTGAAATGAATGAGATGCTTATGTTCTATATAGAGGACTCTACTGTAGAGCAGAATATTTATACAGCTCAACAGCCTGAATCTATTCACGGACTTGCAAGACTTGCAGGGCATGATGCTACTAGAGGTTTCGCGGCAACTGGAGAAATAAGATTTAGATGGAAGCCTGGTGTAACAGAAGATGTTGCTGGAAGTAATTTAATAATTGAGCCAAATACTGAAATTCAATATGATAACAATGGTTTAATTTATTTTTTAAGAACTGATAAAGATGAGTTCTTATTACCAAAGAGTAGTAACGATTGGGTTAGAGCAAATATTATACAAGGTAAATTAGAGTCTCAAACCTTAACAAGTACAGGTGAAAGTATGCAAAGCTTTAATATTCAATCTAAAGGAACGACTGACCATGCTTTAGTAAAGGTAAGTGTTAATGGAGAACAATGGACAAAGTTTAATTCATTATACGAAATGTTAGCCACTGATAAAGGTTGTTTAGTAAAGACTGGAATTAGTGGAGGAATGGATGTTTATTTCGGAACTGGTAACTTTGGTATAATTCCACCAAGTGGAGCTACTATCGAAATAGAATATATTAAATGTGATGGTGCAGCTGGAAATCTTAACCAAGCAGGAGATCTTACATTTAAATGGTTAGGTGAAGGTAAGGACTCAACTGGAGATACACATGACCTAAACGAATTATTAGAAATGGAGACTTCAACTTCTCCTTTTATGGGAGCAGATCCTGAAAGTACTGAATTTACGAAGTTAATGGCACCACTTGCAAGCAAGAGTTTTGTACTTGCAAATCCAGATGCATATGAATATTTCTTAAGTAGATATGCGCAGTTTAGTTATTTAGATGCATATAATACTACGAACGATGGTTATTTAGATGATGACAATGTTATTTATATTTTTGCAATTCCAGATTTAGAGAAAAGATTATTAAAAGGGACAGATTATTTTTCAGTTGACGAAAGCGAGTTTTTCTTTGGAAAAGACGAAACCGATAGAATGCTTGGTGTAATTGAAGATAGTGGGCAGCAAATGGTTACAAGTGAAGCAATATTTGTAGAGCCGGAAGCTGTTAAATATAGAATGGATATTTCTATTAGATGGTTTGAAGGATTTAAGCAACAAGATATTTTCAATGACATTAGAGCGGCTATCTCAAATTATCTAATAAAAATTGTACGAAGAGATAAACTACCTAAGAGTGATATTATTGCAATCATAGAAGGTATCGAAGGTGTAGATGCGGTAAATGTACAATTTGTATCAAGTATTGAGGAGCAAGCAAGAAAGGATGGATTTTATAATTATACTGAAGTTACTGTAACGCCATCAACTCCTGAATTAGAAGGAGCAGATGGAGATCAAAAAAGACTTGTATTTTTTAAGAGAACTGAAGAAATTAAGAAGATAGTATTAGAAAATCCTGACTTATTAATACCAGTTACTGGAGATAAGCAAATAGAAGACTGGTATAATAAAATAGGACTTGACAGATATGGTGATATTATTTTAGACAAGCAAGAAGTTGCAATATTTAGAGGAGGCTGGGAAGATAGAGATGGAGAACTAGTAAAAGATGAGCCATCAATTGGAGAAATGGCTTCAATGTCTTTATACTTTGATAACCCACCTGTGCCAAGAACTATTTATAGTAGAGTACAGGCTGGAAATAGAAGCGCATTATAATGGGACTATACGACGATTTATACAGATATAAAAGAGAAAAGATTTATGACATTAAAAAGTCTGCCAAAGATAATAAAAAGTATTTAGGCTATGATTATAAAAATGACTTAATAACTAATAGAGTTTCTAGGCACATTGTTAGAAATCAAACCATTCTTGATTTTTTACAATTCTGTACTGACTATTATTACAATACTATTAAACAAATTCGTGTAATGAAAAATTGGAAAAATTACACAGCAAACAAAGATGATAAAAATATAAGATAATGTCAAAGTATTCATATTTAAGATTTTTTAATGGAGTTGAGAATGAATTAAACCTTGACTATGATTCTACAAATGAAAAGTGGAGTGGTGTTGTATATTTACCTGAGGTTTCAGTAGGCCTTTATGAAACTTTAAACTTATTTATATTAGAAGAGCTTGTAGATGCTAATGGCCAAATAGTATATGGTAGACCTGTTTCTGTAGATAGTAATGGTAGTAATTTTAAATTTAGTTGGAAAGACGATAGGTATATTAGTAAAGATATTTTTATATATGGTACAAGTTTAGAAAACAATGCTGTAAAAATACAAAACCTAGATGGACTAAATATTCAAGTATTAGATCATACGGATGTTGTTTCAGTAATTGCAGGTTTAAAAACTGTAAATAATTTTACAAATGATGCAATACAGGCTAACATTGCACTTTCATCTAAGGCTGAACAAAGACATCAAAGAACTTTATTAATTACAGATGATAGTGATGGACATGAAGTTGCTGAAATAATAATATATGGTGAAACTGTTGGAGAGGATGAAAGAATGCAGGACCTATTACAAAACATGGGTGCTACTCTTGATGATGGTGATTTTATAATTTTTAAAGAGCATGATATTAATGAAATGGGAATCGACTGGAGACTCATGAATCAAAAAAGAAGAGAGCTACTTTTAGAATTACACAATATTAAACCATTTATTGGAACTTATAAAGCTGTATTAAATGCAATTGATTTTTTCGGTTATAATAATATTACACTTAAAGAATATTGGCTAAATATAAATCAAGATAGCGATAGCTTTGGAAAACTAAAAGCAGTTTCAGTTCCAGATAAAAATGCTGGATTTAGTTATAAGAAAAGAAAGCAATTTAATTTGCCTTCTACTACAATGAAAAAAACAAGCAGATTTTCATTGGTTTATAAATTAAACGAGCCTAATGGATCATTTGATTATTGGGACATTCCTAATGTCGATGAGGTATTTGATTTTACACCGGAAGAGATTTTAATAAAATTATACGGTCTTAAGAATAAACTACAAAAAGAATACCTTCCACTTCAAGCAAAGATTGTAGATATTGTAGGAGAAGGAAGTTATTTTGATCAAAAGAATTTAAACGTTTGGAATAATCAACAACCTATTGTTTCATTCAATGAAGGTAAAGATGTTGAATTTAAGGTTTATCCAGAAGATAAACAACTTTACGTTGAAGATTATGCACTTGTTTCAAATAATGATATTTTAATAGACAATGTAAATTTTGAACCTATTTCACTAGATGGTTTTGGAAATCTTAACGAAACTGAATATGAAACTTTATTATCAGATTTTGAAACATTTTACAATAACTACTATATAAATAAAAAGGAAACTTTTAACAATGACACAGATGGAGAGCACTCAATTCCTGTAGGCTGTCCAATAATTTTAGAATGTACTTCACTTCCACAAGAATGGGAATTTGCAAACTTTACATGGTTTGATGCGTTAGATTCAACAGTTACTTGGGATAACTGGTGGAAGCAGCATGTTTATGAATTAGAATGGGTAGTTACTGGACCTAATAATTATTCGCAAAGTTTTAGAGGCAGTATTGGTTATTATGAAACAGATGGCACGTTTCATCCTGGATATTTAAGGTTTCCAATAATTGTACCCTTTGAAGGAGACTACAGCGTAGAGCTAAGAATGTATGACCTTCAAGGAATTATGAGTTTTAGAAAAGAGTCAGACTTCTTTAACGTTAAGGTAAAGCCACTTGAAATATATGGAATTTATCAATGGAAAGAAGATAATAGATGGAAAGATTGGAAAACTGATTGGAATAAAACAGGAGGTTATTGGGAATTGCCAACTGAAAATTTACAAAAGGTTGAAGATAGTTTCCAGTCTTTATACTTAACAATGGATAGGGCTAATTATGTACACAATGAAAGTCAAGGTAAAGTTTTTAGTACGGTTGAAAGATATGTAGATACAGATCCTGTTAATTTAACGGGTTATAGTGAAACTACTGGACCTTATGTTTGGAATGAAATGGATCCAGTCAGATGGGTAGATGGAAAATATAATTGGTGGGACGCTACTAGAATTGGTGCTGATTTGACGGCAAGTTTTAAAATAAATACAATTCAACAAGGCAGTGTTTTAACTATTACACATAAAAACCCTACCACACATTTAATTGAAACAGGAATTCACACACTAGTTACTACAACTCCTACTAATAACTCAGATCTTTCAGGTTGGCAAGCAATTGCTGATGAATTAAATGCATCTACAGATTCTATTATTAGTAAGTTTAATTATAACCCAGTATTTGAAGATACTGATAATGATGATACCAATGACATATTTAAATTCTTAATATGTGTAGGAAAAGATTATTCTTTTAAATATGATTTTGAAGAGGTGACATTAACTAATGGAACAATTTATGGTAAAACAAAATATGTTAGGTACAATCCTACATTTGATACTGTAAGAATTATTAACGGAAGTGCAGAGGTGGAAAGATCAACCCATGTTACATTTGCTTTAGATAAAACACAAATGCCTGGTATTAAAAAGCCAGTTTGGAGAATATATAAAGATAGTAGTCAAGAAGAACATGATATATATTATGATAATATGTGGATGACATATATCTTTAAGGACGCTGGAAACTATAAAATTTCAGCTGAAATAGAAGATACAAATGGTAATAGAAATAAAACCATTAGAAACATGATAATAGTAAAATAAAAAAATAAAATAAAATGGCGGTTACAGAAATTTTAGGAACAGATTCGCTTTCATCATCGAGAATTACACTTAATGATAACTTTACTTCAATTGAAGATGAAATAACAAGCTTAAAGGGATATTTAGATCCAACAGCTTTAACTCTTTCAGGGGTTACTATTTCGACTAGTCAAATTGCAATTGATGGAGGAACAGCAGTAAATGCTAGTTCAGCTACCTTTGGAGTTGCTAGTACGTTTAATAATGAAATTAATATCGATGCAGGTATTACAAAGAGTAGTATTAGGAAAAGTTCTTCAGACGGGCTTACATCAATGCCTGTTAATCTTCAACATTCTAGTTATTTTGTAGATGTAGCGGATGGATCAATTCCACTAGCGTTACCAACAAGTACAATAGCAGGTAAAGAAATTACATTAATTGCAACATCAACTGGTGATATTGAAGCTACTAATGTTGCAGGTGCAGCAAGTATTGCAATAGTGCAAAATGGAACACTTACTTTAAGATCAGATGGTACTTCATGGTACGTTATTGGTTCTTTTGGTGCAACGATTGCGTAAAAAAATTATAAGAATAAATGGCTACATCATTAGTTAGAATACCTCAAATCCAAGGAGGAACAATGTACGCTTTTGCAAGTGGGACTAGAGATTTGACAAGAGCTTTTAATAACCCAGATATTAAATTTGAGTTTAGTAAATATGCTCTTTTAGATATTCCTAATTTTGAAACTGCAGTTTCCGGTAAAAATACAATGGATTTTACGAATATGTTAGATTATTCTGGTCTATCATACGTTTTAAAAGGAGATGCAGGTCATGATTTTGCTAACACCTTTCAAAACTATGCACTTAACTTAGAAGAAGAGCTTTTACAAGATGATGATTTTGACAGTACTTTATATGGTTCAGATGCAGAAAAAATATTTTTTAAATGGTTAAACACTATAGGTGCTATTAGATTTAGAACCGCTGATTCTAATGAGTCTGTAAATCCTGGCTTTTATACTGAAGAACAAAATGCGTCAGGCACTGGAACTGACTATGATAGAGTAGTTAAATATTTAGGCAGTATCGATGTAGGTAATGATATACAATATAAAGGTAATGCATACCACGAGGTATATATTAATGTTCCCTCAAGCGTAGGATATACTCCAGCAGTATTATTTAACAATTCTCTTTATAATGCCTCTGGTAACAAGACTTACACAGAAGCTGAAATTAGCGGTAGAGCAAGTCAAACACACCCTGATCCTAATATGGATTTAGAAACTTTAGTGGATGTTGCAGGCGTAACTCCTTATTATGATGTTGATTCTAATACTACTTCTAATTTTGAAATTGATTGGAACATTGCTAATTATAATGCAGTTGCTAATAATTCAGACATAAATAGTTTACAAGATTATGCTAAGCAAGGAGGAGACTTTAGGTTTAACGCAGTTCTTGTTTATTATGATTTATATAGTGATTCAGTATCTGCAAATAGAGAAACTAATCTCTATGGTGTATTAATATTGGATAATCCTCAAGATAATCCTGGTGCAGCAAACAGTTCTTATATTCCTGAACTTATTAAATATAAGCCAAATGAAATTACTGGCTTAAATGGAAATGCATTCGGTCTTAAATTAAATATTAAATTTAATTCATCTCTTGATAATGTTGGTGTTGAAGTTAACATTAATGACTTTACAACATTCTCAATGGATTTATTTATGGATACGACAAGTGCCCTAGAGAATGCTGCCAAATTATTATCAGATGCGAATGCAAGATATACTAGAATTAAAGGCAGAGTTGATGACTTAGAAAACTTAGTAATGTCGATGGACTCAAGTGCTGAAATGCTAAGCAGAATAAGTTCATTAGAAACAGATTTTCAAAATGCAAGTGCAAACCTTGCAGATAGCAACAGTTTATTAGAATTAATTACAAGTGCCAATGGAAGAATTAATCAACTTATTGATGGTACAATTCCATCTGAAGTACAATATAATACTGATATTTTATTTAATGGTCCTGGCATATTAGTTGACAAAACAGTTCCTAATAAAATTAAAATTAAAAACGATTTAAAAACATATGTATTTGGAAAGCCATTCTTATGGAATGAAAATACATTAAGTGTTTATAATGAAATTAAAGATACTAATCAGTTTAACCCATCAAATGCAACAGGTTTTGGAATATGGGCTAGACTAAAAGAATTTTCAAATCAACTTAGGTTAGTTGGTAAAACAATGGATCAAGGCGCAGATAATAATATTAATATATACATAGATGACAAACTTATAAATTGGAAAGATGGCCAAAGTTATAAGATTGTTTTTGAAAACTTAAATTTAAGCGGGAATAACATTAACGTTTATACTAATTGGAAAGCTGGATATGATAAACTAATTGGAAGTATATCAAACACACAAGTTGGAAACAATCCATATTTCGAAATAGTTTGTATAAACGCTGCGATGTTTGAATTTGAAATAGATGTTATAAGATAATAGATGGACACACAAAACTCATTTTCAGGAATAATCAAGCAATTCACACAGATGAATGCCAATGCGTTAGAAACTTTTGAGCGTATTAATGAGGCAATGACTAGTGAAAAGGATGCTATTACAGTTTCAGTAGACTTATTCGGTACGCCAGATGATGACGGCGTAACTACAATTAAAACTTATCAAATACCTTCGTTTGGGTTTATTGATAGAGAAATAAAAAGATTAGAAAATAATATTAAAGCATTGAGTGGTGTTGGAACTGCAGATGCAACTGTACAGATGCCTGACGGTAGCTTTAAAAAGATTATTGCAAGAAAACTTAAAACTCCTGCAAGTGATTTAACTTCAATTGCATTACCTACACAATTCGTAACTACAGATAATGACTTTTTTGAAGATTATTTAAATCCATTATTAACTGTTAAATTTGATGTTAGTAATCAAATTGTAGTAGATACTGAAAGAGTTTTAGTAAAAAGATATATTTTTCAAGCAAACGATGAATTTGCTGCAGCTTATTTTGATGACACTTATAATAATGTTGATGAGATTAATTATCAAACATTTGTAGAAGACTTAATAAGTAGTGGGGCAAATGCAACTATTGATGAACAGGTTAGAGACCTTCCTTTTAAATCAACTCAATACTATGGTGATTTTGATGTATTAGCAGTTGAAAATGCAGAAAGAGAATTTGTAGTAGACGGAACTCCAGTTATAAAAACAGTTAAACTATATACTTTAAATAAATTAACTTATACTGATGGAGATAAATCTTTAAATGATACTGAATTTTTATCAGTTGGTGATGAGCTACTTGTAAATAGCGGCAACAACAATACGAGGTATAGAATTGAAAATGTATATAACGGTACTAGTCAACTTGAACTAAGATTAATTGAAGGTTTTGACAGTATTAAAATTGGAACTAGTCAACTTAGAATTTATAAATCTTTAGAAAACAAAGTAGATCTAAGCATTAATGTGGGATTTGATGAGAGACAAGTTGTATTCTTTAAAGCAATTGATCCTGATTCTAAAATCATTGCAGAAAACTGGTCACCCGGTGTTGGTTTTTATTCTAATGATTTAACAATTGAGAACGAAGCTGGAGGAACTCAAACATTATCTGCTTTCTATAGAGATAGCGTTTCTGACTTTGGTCAATTTATTAAAGCCTTAAAAGAAGACTTTATTCCACCAGCAAATGTTGGTATTGTACCAGATCCAGTTGAATTAAATGTAGATAATTTTCAAGTTGTACAGATTAATACACACTTAACTGAAAATGACGCATTAGATAATATTAAAAAATTAAACACTGATAAAATAACAGTTAGTGAAAATTTAAAGAAATTAGATGACACTATTTCTAGTAAGAGAAGTGAAATTGCTACTAAGAAATATAGTTCACAAATACAAAAAAATAAAGATAAAAATACTCTAAACACTCTTATTGAAAAAAGAAGTAGTGAAGCTAAATTATATTCTTCAGTTGTTAATCAAATCCAAAGCATTAGCACAGATCAGAATGTAAAAGATATTAAGCCTAAATTTAGAGTTAGAGGTTTTTGGAAAGTGCCTGAAGCAAAAACAAATGCGGATACGCTTCCACAAGAAATTGTTAAATTTAGTATTCAATATAGATATGTTTCTGCAAGTGGTAAAACAAGTAACATTGAACAAATACCATTTACACAAGATAATAAAACTACAACTGCAAGTTTTTCAAACTGGAATCAACTAGATACTCCAACTAGAAAGAGATTAAAGGATGTGACTACGGGTAAATATATTTGGACAACTGAAAGTATAGAAGATGGACAAGAAGTTAATTTTAATCAACTAGATCTTCCTATTAATTTAGGTGAAAATATTGAAATTAGAATAAAGGCATATTCAGAAGCTGGTTTTCCATCAACTCCTGTAACTTCAGATTGGAGTGAACCTATATTAATAGAATTTCCACAAGGTATGTTAGATACTTCTGATGTAATTAACCTTGTTGAGGAAAATAGCAAAGAAACTACTTATGTAAAACTTGTTGATGAATTAGATTCTAAAGGAGTTTACACACATATTGCTGATAGTTTTATTGCAAATGAAAAATATTTTACACATGGAGCCGGTAATATCGCTTCAGGTTTTTTATCTTCTGAACAAACTCCAATTAGTTTATTAGATAAATTAATAGATCTTCAAAAGGAAATAGATAGTCTTAAGGAACAATTAGAAAATGCCGAAGGTGAGTTATTGGCAACTATAGTAGATGAGGAAGGTAGAACAACCCAGGTTGAGGCAAACACTACTACTAAATTATTTGCAGGATATTATGTAGATGAGGTAGCTGACTTAAATATTAAGAAAGGAACAATTGTAACTAAGACTTTTAAATTATTATTAGAAAATAGTAAAGCAACTGACTTAGAATTAACTGCAAGAATAATAGGAAATAGAAATGATGCAGTTTATCCATCTTCTTCTTCGGGAGACGAAGTTACTTTTGAAATGGGTACGCATGATTATAGCACAGGTACACCTGCTCTTGCTTCAAGAATTGAAAACGATACATATTACACAGTTGAAGGAAAATATGATTTAGTTCCTATTCAATATCAGAATATGACTACTATAGAAGCTAACGCTGAAATATTTAACAATAAAGCTGCTATGCAATCTGCGCAGCGTAAAGGTCAATTTATATATGGTAGATATATGGATGTTACTGGTGAAAATCCATTATATTCAACATTGCCTCTAGATTATTTAACAGGAGATGATACTAGTTTGACAAACGGTACTAATAGATTTGAATATTTTGGAAAGGCTGCTACAGGTACTGACGGTACTTCAACAAATGACTTCATATGGAAAGGTGTAAACGCTGAGGTAATTCAATTATCAAGTTTAACAAGTGGAGATTATGATGACTCTATTTATGTACATGTTGATCACCCTACTGTATTTACAGGTACAACCTATCAGGCTACCTGGAACAACATCTCTCAATTTGCAACATTATCAACTGATGATAATTATTCTAATCTACAGACACCTTACAGGTACGATAACAGTCAATTTTATCAGAGAACTATGAAAATGTCGTTTAGTGATAATGATCAATTTTTATTAGGAGGTAAATCTTGTGGAGCATATTTATTTATGTCACCTGCTAGAATCGGAAGTTTAGTAGTTGATGGAGATAATAAATTTGGAAAAAAGACAATAGGTAAAGTAGATAGTAAGCAGGTTAATTCCCAAGTTGCAAAATCCCCTAATATTACAGTTGATCTTGTTTTCCAATATAGAATGACTGATTATTTTGGAGTTACTGCAAGTGGAGGAGTTGATACTTCAACTGGTAGGGTTGCAGGTAAGAATACAAATCCTGTTTCTAATTTAACATATTCTAAAACAATTGGTTTAGATATATTTGATTCTAATGAAAATCAATTTTCTTTTGATTTAGAAGTGTTTGCTAAATATAAGCCACAAGGATATAACTTAAACAATACTAAAACAGTTACTCTTACTAAAGCAGTTAGTTAATAAAACTAATAGAGATATATAATCTTAAGTAATATTAAACTAAAAATAAAAACACAAATATGTTTGAAGGTGGAGATGACCCAATATTAGGTGGAGATGACACTGACTCAGGTTCTGGAGACGGCCCAACTGATTTTAACGACACTGATTCGGGTGCCGGTGGAACCCCAATAGGAGATGGTGGAGATAGCGGTGGAGACGCTGATGGGGATGGAGTAGCTGATAATAAAGATGCTTTTCCAAACGATCCAACTGAAACTGCTGATACAGATGGGGATGGTGTAGGTGATAACGCTGATGACTTTCCAACAGATCCTAACGAAGACACAGATTCAGATGAAGATGGTGTAGGTGATAACGCCGATGACTTTCCAACAGATCCTAACGAAGATACTGATACTGATGGGGACGGTGTAGGTGATAACGCTGATGACTTTCCAACAGATCCTAACGAAGATACTGATACTGACGGGGACGGTGTAGGAGATAACACCGATGCATTTCCAAATGATTCAACTGAAACTTTAGATTCTGATGGAGATGGTGTAGGAGATAACACTGATTCATTTCCAACAGATCCTAACGAAGACACTGATTCAGATGGAGATGGTGTAGGAGATAACGCTGATGCATTTCCAAATAATTCAACTGAAACTTTAGATTCAGATGGAGACGGTGTAGGAGATAACACTGATGCATTTCCAAATGATTCAACTGAAACTTTAGATTCTGATGGAGACGGCGTAGGTAATAACGCTGATGCATTTCCAAATGATTCAACTGAAACTTTAGATTCTGATGGAGATGGTGTAGGTGATAATGCAGATGATTTTCCAACAGATCCTAATCAACAAGTAGCACAAATTAATCCTAATTTAATACAACAGGTAGCTGAATCTTTAGAAAACTTAAATGGAACGTCTGATGGAAGCGATCCTTATAGTAGTTTAACTCCTTTTAAAATTAGAACAGATATAGAAAATAATGGAAGATATGACAACATTTCAAAACCATTACTTAGAACAAATCCTAAAATAAGCACTAATATAAAGTTAATAGTTGAAAATGATCAAATGTATTTAGAAAGTTTTAATGCGACTGATCAACTTGCTGCTTCTAATTATAAAAAATATTTAGTTAAAGAAACTGGATCATATTCATATGATGTTGCTAAATTTTGGAATAAAGATTCTACACCAAATGATTTAGTTTATAAAGTAAAAAGAGATAATTCAGATTTTTCAGTATTAGATAGTTATGAAAAACAATTAGAAGAAACTTATAATTATGGTACTTCTATAAATTATAATAAACTATATGATAGTGAATTTGCAATGTTAGCTCCAATTTGGCTAGATAAAAAAGTACCTTCTAAGTTTTTAATCTATAGGGTTAAAGATCCGATAAACACAAAGAATTATTCTAATTCTGAAAATTTAGATAGAATTAATGAAATGCTTAAAAATGCAACATTAATAAAGACAATTGATCTTTCTAATGACTCTGCTATAGGTAAATATATTAGAAATTATGTAAATGATGATAGTTTTCCAGACTCTCCATTAACTGTTTCATTTAATAAAGATGAACAAACTTTTTATAATGGTATAGATTTAGAAAAAGGTGGCTTCACTAGTAAAGGAGAATTTCACTATAAAGATACTATTAAAACAGATAAACCTATTATAGAATATAATGATTTTATAACTGAAGGTTTTTCTAGAAATAATTTAGCATGTGCAAACTTAGTTAATTTAGAATTTTTATTTGATGATGAAGAAGCTGAAGAGTTTTCTATAAATAGGTATTTTGGAATTTATGTAGATGAACATAAATTAGGAGGAGGATCCGTTGATAATATTAAAAACGATTTATTTACATTTAAAAAAGACACACTAATCAGTGAAATGGATTTAAGCGATGTTGGTTCCGGAACTTATATGTTACCTCATAATGTGTTTTATCAAAATATGCCAATGTTAGGTTGGATTAAAAGTTTTTCAAATTATCATAATATTAAAAATGGAGTATATTGGAATCGTAAAAATTATGAATTAAGAGCAGATACTAATAATACTGATTATAGTTTATTTACAGGAATTAAAAAGACTAATAAAAACATAGAGATTATTGTTAATACAAGTGCAGCTTCTGATTTTATTAAAATTAAAATAATAGATAACCCATTAAATGGAGATGAGTTTAGACTTTTAAAATTAAAAAAACAAAGATTCACAATAAAGATTGTAGTTAATGAAAATACAGGGTCAGTAACATTAAATGATAATACTGGATTTGGTTATACAAGACCTTCAGGCGCAACTGAATATGACACTCTTCTAGATTTAGTAAACAATTGGCCTATCAGTGTAGGTAATACTTTTGAAAAGTATGAACCTTCTTTAATTCAACGTGGCAATAAATACTTTATAGAACTTGTAGAAAAGCAATATAATTTTGAAGAAAACCATAGTATTTTTTGTTTAAATAACAACTTAACAATATTAGATGTTAAAAAAACATACACTCATATTAATGTTGTAGAAAATACATTTATAGCCGATAACAACGTTGATAAAGGTAGATTTGAAAATAATAGATTCTCAAATCAAGGTACTTTAAAGAATGTTGCAGATTCAATAAGTTCACTAATTAATAATTATACTTTATTTAGTTCTATTGTTTTAGAAAATGAAATTATAATTTATTCAGACGTTGACGGTTATAATAGAGAATTAGGAATTTTTGTTAAAAATTTATCTTCTTCTAATTTCATAGAAATAAATGAGGAATCCTCTAATAAAAACATAACTTCTAACTTTTTATTAAATAATGAAGTTTGGTATTTAAAAGGAGGAAGTAATGTAAATTCTTCAATTTATATTAATGAAGATGATGAAGATGAAATCAGTATAGGTGAATATTTATTAGATATTGAAAATAGATTTAATGAGGTATTAGACATAGTAGATGATCCAAGAGAGATAAATTCTAATTTTAAAAGAGTAATTCTTAAAGATAAAAACAATGGTATAGAAAATATTGTTAATGTTTATAAAGACTTTAAAATTGAATGGGGAATGTTTAGTGCATATGATATTCATGATATGGATTTTGATTTTTATGATGAATCTAATTCTGATTTAAAAGAATTAGATTTAGAAGATGACATACTTTACCCATTTTCAAATGCAATTGATGAACCTACTGGGCCTAATGGAGAAATGCCTTTAGATGCATATGCTGATGTTGAAAGGTTAAAGGAAGATTCTAATACTTATTTTTCTAATTTAATAAACATATTAGAAGATGAAAACAGTTTACCTGAAGGAAACACAATGACTAGAATATCTAGTGAATTTGAAAGACTACAAGAAAATAATACAACGGAATTTGCTACAATCTCCAGAGTAGTTCCATATATTAATAAATGGTCTCTAAAGGATAGCTTAAACGTTAGAGAAAACCCATACTTTCTAAATTTAAATGAAGCATTTGGTGAAACTAATTTTGCTGCTTCTCTAGAAAGTTTAGATAGAGACGAAACTAAAATGACACACGAATGGTTCTATATAGACGAATACCCTACATACTTAGAGTATTTTGATGTCGATAATACTTTTAGTTATTTAAAACCTTCACCCAATATTGAATTTAGTTTAGATCATTTTAAAGATATAAATTTTGATTATTTTAAAACATATTTTGTAGGGACTGGGGCAATGGTTGGTTCTGATGAAACATTTGCTCAAACTTCATTTGGAAAATCTAGAACTTTTAAAAAGTATACAATAATAGAAGATGGAGGAGGTGAATCGTTTGCCTCAACAATATTTAAAGGTATTAGATTTATACCTAAAACTAGAAAAAAAATTGAAAATAACATAACTAAAGAATTTATTAAAAATAGTGAATTTAATGGTTATAGATTTTCAACCGTTTTAAAAACATCCTTTGATGTAAATTCTCCAAATGAATTAAAACTTAGAATAATTCAAAATAAAAAATTTAAATTTGTTGTTTTAATTTTAGATTTAAATTTATCAGATGATAACTTTAGATGTTTAAATAGAAAATTATTATATGAACTAGATCATAAGTTACAAGATCTTTATAACTATTCAAATAGCATAGTTTCGGGTGCATTAGATTTAAGTTCAGTTAATTTAAGTCAAGGTCAAAGCACTGTAATAGATGGAATTACTCACAACAGTAGTAGTGTTCCTTCATTTACTTCACAAATACTTAAAGATCCTATAACTGGTTCTTATGGTATTTTAGAAGTTGAAGTTGCTGGAATAACATATGAACTAAACATAGACAATGTAATAAATGATAATAAAATTTCAGTTACTGGGGAAATGACAATAAATGGTGTTCCTCAACCTACTCAATTTTATACATTAAATCAATATAAGTCTGCAAGCTATTCATATAGAGGTGGAGGTATTTTTGCACATTCATCTTTATTAAATTTATTATCTGCTGGAAATGTTGCAAATGTTTTAAATACTACTAACAATGCTGAATATTTAACAGTTAATGTTGATGGAAGTATTATTGAAAATACATTTTCTTTAGAAATGCAAGACGGTGTTGAAATAGTTAAAACTTCTAACTTATATCCTGAAATAGACATTAATAAACCTAAAGCATTTGGATTAACAAATGAATCTATTGGATATAGTATAAAATCTAGAAACGAATATTTTGCTCTTTTAACTAGACAAAATGGAAAATATACCATAAATACTAAACCTATTATTACATTTAGTGAACCTTTTTCTATGCATAAAATTGAACCAGGTGACGGATATGATTGGAGCGATGTATATAGAACTCCAATTGGATATGTCTATAATTATAACATTGGTAATGCTGATGAAAATAAACTTGCAATAGAATTATATAAAAAACTAAATGGGTGTGGTGTATTATTTAACATAGGTGAAGTTAAATCACCTTTACATGACAGCCAATGGGGAAGTATTAAAAATCATTTTTTCCATAAAGTAAACGACATAGATACTAGTGGAGTTATAAAACTTTCAGAATCAGATGATTTATTACCTAAATATAATTTAATAAATGAAATTGCTATTGAAAAGAAAAACAAAAATGTTTTCATGTCAAGATGGGAAGATACTTACTACATTAGATCAACCAGTGGAGGAGGTATTCAATATATTCCAGGAACTAAAAATATAGTTGAAGAAAAAAGTTATATGAGTTCAAGCGCTATAAAGTTAAATAAAGAATATGAAGTATTTAACTTTACACATGGAAGATATGAGGCTATTGAGGAGTTAAACAATATTAAATTATTAGGTGAATCTCAAAATGATATTAATTATATAGAAACTGAAAGAGAAGTAATAATGGATTTTTATATGAGGGAGGCCGTTGTTAAAAAACTAAGCAGTTTAGGTTTAAGTTATACAATGAACAGATTGGTAGAGGTTGAAAATAGTTTTGGTAGAATTGACACGTTAAGTGATGATATTAATGGATATGTTGCTGAAAATATAATACCTGCATTTTCAATAGATTCTATTAGATTAGCGGTATATGAAGGGAAAAAACAAATAACTACAATTGATATTATTTCTGATCCCTCTAATTTAAATGTAAATGGATATATCTCAGATGGTAATTTTACTTATAAATTAGACCCTGTAAACCCTCTCAATTTTAGATTAATATATAATAAAAGAATAGGCTACTCTTATAAGATTAGACCTTTAATAAAAATAAAGTCATAAAATGGCAATAAATATAAAAGAATTATTCGATGCTGACTCAGATAATATCAAGGTTGAAAAGACAAATTACAACTTTGATCAAGTTTTAGCAAATGGTGGAGGGCCAATTGGTCCTAAAGGAGTTCAAGGAACTACCGGAAACGTAGGACAAAAAGGAGACGGAGGTGATAAAGGTGATAAAGGTGACGGTGGACAAAAAGGAGAACAAGGTGTTTCTTTAAATATATGGGACAGTGATGTTAATTCATCCGTAGCTCCATTGTTTAATATACTAAGACCTTTTAATCAGTCTGGAACTATACCTAATCAAGCATTAACTTCTAGAATTATATTAGGAGACGACACAAGTGTCTCTACTGCTCCTTCATATTCTCCAACCGCATTATTAAGTATGTTGTTAAAGGCAGATGATGCTCCAAACCATATTGAGCTAAAGGTAGATAATAGCAATGCTGCAATTTACAATATTAGAAGTGAATATTCTAACGGTAATGGTACTACTTTAAAAATAGTAGGAAGCGCTGCTGCTGTTCAAGGGGAAACTGTTAATATGACAATAAACCCTGGAAATAATATTACATTATTAGGTTCTACTTTAAATTTTGAAGGAAGTGGACTTATTGAAATATTGTCTAATGGATCTGCAATACAGATAGAAGGAAATCAAGGAGTGACGATCGATGGTCAGGATGGAGACATATTAATTGACAACACGTCAGGAGACAGCAACATTGATATAAATTCTAATGAGGATTTAAACTTAGATGCTTCTGCGGTTAATATAATAGCAAATGGAGGTGGAGACAATTTAGATATTGCTATTACAGCAAATGATGGAGAAGTTAATATTAAGGCTTTAAATGATAATGATGTTTTAATTGGAAATGCTGCCGGTACGGATTCTATTTATTTGGCGGCGAAAAGCTTAATAAGATTAAATACTCCTATTTTTCGAATAAATGCGACAACTAATGTTGATATTAATTCACCTGTATTAGATATTGATGTTTCAAATGCGACTAATATTACAACTGCGAATACTAACGTAATTAACGTATCTAGTGCTTCTGGTTTTAATGATCTACAAGTAGAATCTGCATCTAAACTTAAAATAGAAAAGGAATTAATTACAGCTGACAAATCATTATTTTTTAGTGATAGTGATGGAGACCATGATGGCGATACTGATGGGGCTATTGATCCTACTGAAGTAAGTTCAGGTGATGGTATTAGATTTAAAGGAGGTGCAGCAGCAACCGGTGGGCCTGCTATAGGCTCTACAACTGCAGGCTTTTATCCTGCTCCGAATAATGGATCAACTGACGATAAAAGAACTCTTAGCGATTATTTCTTTGAAGATAATTTAGTAGATCCTATTACTGCAAATAAAAGATCAGATGCAGCAAGTGGAACTCTAAGCAGTGAACCCACTGGTAGCACATTTGACTCATTGCCTACAGGTTCTGGTGGAAGTAGTAGCGTTGTATCGTATGTAAAAATTGGAAATTCAATTAGTGTAAATGGAAGGTTTACGTGTAGATCTCATACCTTATGGTCACTATATGATATTGATGGTAGCTTTAATAATAATTATTTTGTATTAAGATTTGATGAGACTTTTCCATATTTAAATAGTGGAACTTCTCCTGTATATGCAAATATTGCTATCTCTACACAATTCGGTAGTGATCTAAACCTAGCGATAGGCCCAGGTACATCTGTTGATGTTTATTTTGGATTTGTAGGAGTAATTTATCCTAATTCTAATACTATTCATTTTTATAAAAATGGTGTAAGAACAGTAAATGGTCAAAATCCTATAACTCCTATACCATTGTCTCCTAAAGATTTAAGTAGAAATGCTTCAACGACATCGGATCAAAGTATTGACATTTCATTTTCATTTACCATGCCTACTATTTGGAATTCATACAATAGAGAATATACAAGCGGTACTAGTATCAATGATGGTGATGGTAAATTAGGTGGTTAATAAAATAAAAAAATAAATGTTTAAAAGTTTAGAAATAAAGCCAATTCATTTTATAGCAACTATTTTATTGCTTATTATTTTACTAATGCATCAATGTAATAGGACTTCTAAAATAAAGGCTATTAATAAAGGCTTAGAGGTTAAAGTAGAAAGAGCGGGTCAAAATATTATCGCTAGTCAAGATAGTATAAAATATTATAAAAATGAAAATGACTTCTTAGTTAGCGAAATTACAGCATATGAGTTTACTGCAGAAGAATTAACAAATGACGCGAATGACTTATATGCAAAATACGAAAATGCACTAGGAGATATTAAAAAACTTAAAAAGGTAAATCAATTGTTAAGTGCAGAAATTAATATTAAAGAAGTTGATACAGTTTACGCTTTTATAGAAAGTGATTCAGTTTTATATTTTAATGATTCTACAGTTTATGGAGATGGCAATTGGAGAAAATGGAATAGTAAGATTAGTCTGTTCGAAAAAGATAATAAATTAACAGGTGCATTGAATAGTTTTAGTTATGAACAAGGAATTAAACTATACTCAAGTGTTGAGGAAATTGATGGCATTAAAAAAATTAATATTGCTACAAAATATCCGGGCTTAACATTTAATAGTATTGAAGGAATTAGTCTCATTGAAGATGAGATAAATAAAGCAAAGGAAGAATATAAAAGTAGAGTTAAATTAGGTCTAGGAGTTGGCTATGGCTTAACTTTTACAAAAGACAATAGAGTTTATCATGGACCTCAACTTGGTTTATTTTTAACATATACTCCAAAGTTGTTCAATTTTAAAAGAGATAAATAAATTATGGCAGAAAGTTCAAGATATTACAAAATAGATAATGATATACTTTTAGAGTTTATCTATCACGATCAAGCAGATACCACTCCTTATGAGATAGACGTTGATGATAATGGTAGTGAGATGAAAATACTAAGTACCGATGAATCAAATCCTGCATTAACTAGACATCTTATAAATGAACTAGGCAGCGATGTTGTGAATTTCGATGTTACTGAAGATGGAGCTTATATATCAATTGAAGGATTTGCTGCAAGAACTCTGTTATTAGAAGTTGGAAAAACATATAAGTTTAATTTAAGTGCTCTTACTATTGCTGCTAACTTTGCAATTACTGGAACGAATAATGCTAGTGGATTAAGTGGAAACATATTCACATACATTCCAGCAAATACAGGAAATTTTGAATATTCTTTAACTAATTTCATAGGTGGCAAAGTTACAGTTGGAAATGTTGCAAACCCATTATTTGCTACACCGGATGAAGAAACTGGTAATAGTATCATAACTGGCTCGGGAAGTATCGAAAGATACCATGCTGTAAATGTTAATGAAAATAAATATGCTCTTTTAGATAGTACTGAAGGATTTATAGATAGTGTAGAATGGACCGGTACTGATTCTACTGAATTATTAGCAAGTCAAACAAACGCTACAAATAATATTACTAAAATAAAATATGATAAAGTTAGACTTCATTTAAGAAGTGGTTTTAGTTTTGCAGCAAGAGGTTATGAGGGTTTTTTATTCGAAGTAAAAACTAATAGAACATCAGGAGTTCAAAACTTTTTAACTCAAATAGTTTATTTAAATACTTCAAGTTTTGAAATTAAAAATCCAAGACCCTTTATATTAAGTGAAACTCTTTATAGTAATTTTATAGAAGTTAAACTACCAACATTAAAAGATCAGTTTGTAGATTTTAACAATTTATTTTATGACAATGGTTCTGGCTCTAGTGACTTAGACCCTACTTCAAATTATGAAGTTTCTTTAAAATTAGTTGATGTTTTAGAAGATACTAATGGGACTGACTACATTTACACAGGAGACGAAACTAATTTCACAATTGCTAAAGAAGATGAATTCCAAGATTTTACAGTAGTTGTAGAAGAGGCAACTGATGGAGACTACTTTAAAATATATGGAGAGAAAGATAATAGTGCAGCAGACTTTGAGTCCTATATAATAAATAGAATATCGACAAGCTCAGATGACATTAGCGTTATTTATGATATTATAGTAAATGAACAAATAGGCACAAGTTATATTGAAACATATTCAACTTCAATTACGCAAACTCAAGATTTTGAAGAGCCAATTCAATTTAGACCAATTATACAAAATGCAAATAACGCTGCAAGTTTTATGATTGATGTGACTATGAGAATTTACAATCAAACAGACAATACTCAAATTGTAAAGAGAGGAAGTTTAATCGGTAACAACGCGCCTAAATATGGTAAGAGAATGATGCAAGTAAATATAGCATCAAGTGCTAACTTAACTAGAGTATATAATACTCTTCCGGATTTACAAGCTTCAAGGAATGTTGCACAGGTGATTAATTCTAGTTTACCTAAAGCTCAAGTAAAGTATGCACCTGCATTTATTGAGAGATTAAATGTTGTAGTTAATGTAGGAAATGTAACAATAGATGATGGTCAAATTACTTCTATTAATAATCAAAGTGGTTTAGAAATATCACCATTTGATATGTATGTTAAATTTAGTATTTCTAAAATCGACAATGGTGAAAGAAAGGCAATATCTTTTACTAATTTAAAAAATATAAAACTTAATTTTTCAGATGGCATTTATTTTAACAATGTTACAAGTTTTAAAGATGTTGATTTAAGCAATGGAGAAGTCCTATTTAAGATAGATAAAGCAAATGCTAGTAAATTACAAGGTAAAGGTGGTCTAAAAGATAAAAAATATTATATTTCAATCGATAACGGAAGTACTGAAACTATGGTGTTTAAAGGTAAATATACAATAGTATGATTTTAAATAGTAGAAATAATTTATTTGATTTTAGATTTAATAAGAATTTTATACCTAAAGAAATCGTAAAAAAGTATAAACCTTATTTAAATAAAATACCTGGAAATCTTTTTGAAGAGCCTATTGATTTTATTAATTATGGTATTCAAGGTATTAATTTACCAGGAGTTACCTTCGACCCTGTAAGCCAATCAGATAATGATGGAACTACTCGTTATTTTAGAGGTAAAATTCCAACACAAAATACTATTACTAGACAATTTACAGTTACAATGCAGCTAATGGATGGTTATATTAACTACTGGATGATGAATGACATTTTATTACATTATTATGCACCTACGACTAAACAAAAACATTTAGATGATTTAAAACTTAGAGTCTTAGATGCAGAAGGATTAGGAATAGCAAGTATTACATTTGAACAACCTATATTAAATCAAATAAGTGAGTTAACATTAAACATGGCTGAAAACGTTTCAGAATTTAATACATTTGATTTAAACTTTTATTATAATAAGTTTGAAATTAAAATGGACATAGATTAAAAGATATATAACTTATGAAAACATTTATAGAATATTTAGAAGAAAACAGAGTTACTGAAAAGGAAATGCAACTTTTAACAGAAGGACTTCAACAAGAATGGACTCCTGAACTAGAAGAAAAAGTAGATAAAGCAGTTGATGAATTTTTAAACGAATACAGAGATAAAAATGGAGACTTAGATGTTGATAGATTTAATAATGAAATGACTAATGAAGGTCTTTTAGGTTCCATTGTAGGTGGTCTTGCTGGATTTGCTTTAGGAAAATCTATTGGAAAAATGGTAGCTAAAGTATTAGGTGTACAAAAAGGTATTCTATATGATTTATTAACTTCACGACTCGTTGGAACTGCAATCGGAGCTTCAATCGGTAAAAGGTTTTAATATGAATTTTATTACAATTGATTTTTCTTTAAACTCTCCTGGTATTTGTTTATTTAATGACAATACTAATCAATATCATTTTATTTCTTATTTAAAAAGATCAGGTACAAAAAAGGCTATTAAGACACAGGAAGACTTAGCTTTAATGGAGGGTGTTACTCTTGTTTTTCAGCCGGATTGGGAAACTCATGTTGATTATTCTAGTATTGAACTTGCTAAGATTAAACGTTATGATATTATGTCAAATAATATTATCGAACTAATTACAAAACATATAGATAAAGAAGACTCATTTAAGATAGCATTTGAAGGGGTATCTTATGGTAGTTCTGCTGGGACTAATAATATTATTGATATGGCAGCGGCTGCATCTATTCTTAAGATTAAACTTCTCAAATACTTTAAGCCTGAAGATATTTTAACAATAGCTCCTTCAACAATTAAAAAACATGCAGGTAAAGGTAATATGAATAAGCTAGCTTTATGGGAAGTTTTTATAAATAATTCTACTGGTGAAAAATTTCTCGAGGAGACAAAATTCTGGAAGTTCGCTAAAACCGTTGAATTCGGTAAATCTATCCCAAAGCCCTTTGATGACCTTGTAGACGCTTTCTACTTAAACTCCTTAATGAGAACCTTAGAACCTAATCTTCCCTGAGGCTTAAATACTTAAGTTATATAGCCCGTTCTCTCTTTTGTTTCAGAAAATATAAAAAAAAATTAAAAAAAGTTTTTAGTCTATTTGGTTGAAACTATTCTAAAAAGAGATATATAATATTGTATATGGAAAACGATAAACTAAGTTCATATTTGAACACTAATTATCGGACCCTGTCTGAAGCAAACATAGGTGCAATAGCACAAACTAAGTCGGTTAGACGCGCAAACAAGGTTCATATTATGAAACTATTTTAAAGTTGACTATATAATATTATAAGTTTAAAGTATAAACGGTAAATTAAAGTAAATTAAAGATTAAAAGTAAATTAAAGTTATGGAAGATTTTAACATTTTTAGCATTGGTGTCGAAGACATCAACACACATGAACAAGAGGTAAATACAACTGGAAACATGATGTATAAGCCTTCTGCCGATGATGGCAAAGACGGAACGTATAAAGCATTAATTAGATTCGTTCCTAATATTGAAAACCCAAGAAATTCATTAATTAAAAAATACGTAAACTGGCTAACAGGTCCAAACGGCGATTCTAAGTTGATTGATTCTCCAACTACAATTGGTGAACACTGTCCAGTTTCTGATGCATTTTTTAGATTAAGAAAATCAGAAAGCGCAGTTGATAGAAAGGCGTCTGATAAATTAAAAAGAAGAGAATCTTATGTAGCTCTTGTAAAAATTATCAAAGACCCTCAACAACCTGAATTAGAAGGTACTTATAAAATATTTAAATTCGGTTACAAAATCAAAGAAAAAATCGATGCGGAATTAAAGCCTAATTTTGGTGAGCCAACTCAAGTATTTGATTTATTTGAAGGTAAAAACTTTGAATTAGTAATTACAAGACAAAACGATTATAATAACTACGACACTTCTAAATTCTCATCTTCAACATCTGCGGTCACTGTTAAAGGTAAAGCAGCAGAAAGAACTAAAGAAGATATGGATGCTATTAAAACTGAATTAGAAGGAGCCCCTTCAATGAAGCAGTTTGAATACAGACCATGGGATGAAGACACAAGAAATTTCGTAAATAGCGTTCTTAAAATGTATTTAAACCCTGGTGAAGCAATAGATGCTGTAACTAATCAGTTTGAAACAAGCACTCCGGTACCTAAAGCTGAAAAGGCTACTTCAACTCCTAAAGCTGAAAAGGCTACTTCAACTCCTAAAGCTGAAAAGGAAGCAACACCAGCAGGTGGCGATGATTTAGAATCTTTTCTGAATGATCTCGAACTCTAATATAGAATTAACATTAGAACTAAGAGAGAAGGTAAAAACACTAGTCAAAGAAGTAGTTGTAAAAACCCACTCTAATCGCAATAAGCAAATGATAAAGGACATGTCAGGTAGATTAAACCTGGCATGTCCCTATTGCGGTGATTCTCACAAAGATGAAAATGCTAAAAGAGGCAACGTCTTTTGGAATAACTTAGGTTATTATTGTTTTAACTGTGACTACCACACTAACTTTTATTCTTTCTTAAAAGATTTCGGTATTCAACTGCCAGATAAAATGGACGCTATTACTCTAATAGATTATATTAAGACAAATACACAGGTTAAAGACACTTCTGAAAAATTTACACCATTTGTATATGAAAAAATATTAGAGCTTTCAATTGAAATAGAAGACTTTTCAAAAGCAACTGGAGCAAAGCCTATTCAAATCGGGGATTGGATATGGTTTAAATTAAAGGAAAGGCTCTTACACAAAAAACTAGATAGCTTTTTATTTAATCCAAGAGATCAAAGACTTTGGATTTTAAATAAATCCAATAATAATAAAATTATAGGTGCACAGTGTAGAAGAATGAAAGGGCATGGATCTAGATACTTAACATATGATCTAAGTAAAATACATGAAGCCATACTCAATAAACCTATTGAAATGGACGAGATGACTCGCCAACAATTTAATAACGTGTCTACATTGTTTGGAGCATTAAAGGTTAATTTCCAAAATCCAGTTACAATATTCGAAGGCCCATTAGATGCAATGTTTATGAGAAACTCAATTGCATTATGTACAGTTGGAAGAGATACTACTAAATTAGACTATATTGATAGTAGTCGATATATGTTAGATAATGATGAAGCCGGCCTCAAAAAATCCATTGAAAAACTTAAATCAGGTAAAAAGGTATTTATGTGGACTAAATATCTAAAGGATAAAAAAATGGATAAATATACTATAAAAGATTTAAACGACCTTGTAAAGGTTTGTTATAATGAAAAAATAAAGTTATCTCTGTCAGAGTTAGATGATTATTTTACTAACGATAAACTTGATATGAGATATGTTTGATATAGATATGGATGAGGAATTAGACAAGTTTTATAGAGATAAAAACAGGTTTAAAAATTTAAAGAAAATGTTAGATTTTAAATTTAACAAAGAAGATTTTGAAGGTAAAGGTATTAAGATGAGTCAACCTAAATTTAAAAAGAAATTGACTACATCGACGTTTATAAAAAGTAAAAGTAATAAGAAAGGACTATTTTAATGGAACAACAAAAAGACACAAAGGCAAGTAAGATATTAAAGTTAGATGAAAAGTTAGGAGTACAGAGAGAAAGATGGACTAAAAAGATAACTGCACTTGCACATGGTATTAAGACATTAAGTGGAATGGAAATTGTTATCGGTGATATTTTACATACAAGACAATTAATGGTAGAACAGTTAATGTATGTACAGCTTAAAACAAAAGAGCAGAAAAAACAAGTCGACATTAAATGGAAAGAGGCTTGGATAAGATATTACAACTATGATTATAAATTAACTGATAAAATAAAAGCACAATTTTTAGAAGCTGAATTAGCAGATGATAAAATGATTTTATCTCAGTTAGAAAATCAAGTTGAATTTTATAGAGAATCAATAAAGACTCTCGATAATATGGGATTTGCAGTACGTAATAGACTTGCAATTAAAGATCTCGTTTAAAAATTATGTTGAATGAATGGAGCTTACTCTCACAGAGAATAAACAATATTTAAGAGTTGATGAAGCATCTGAGCTTGAACTTGAACAACTAAACATATCACTAACTAAAAGAATCGACAGCTGGAGATTTAATCCTCTAGTAAAAAAAGGAATATGGGATGGGTACATTTCATATTTTAAAGATAATAAGTGGATTCCGGCAGGTTTATGGAGATATGTTTATAATGTTTGTAAAGAATATAGATTTGAACTTAATATTAATGGCGTTAAAGAGCTGTTTGATAAGAATGTTACAGCATCTTATTTTGAGAAGTGGGCTTTGGCCTTCTTTGAAGGTTCAGAGATAACTCCTAGGGACTATCAAATAGAAGCTGCGTATAATATCCTTAAGTTTAGAAAGTGTCTTAGTGAACTTGCTACGTCTGCAGGAAAGACATTAATTAGTTTCCTTACAGTTGCTTATTTATTAGAACAAGAAAAGGCAAAGAAGATTTTATTCATTGTACCTAATGTTTCATTGGTTGTTCAAGCAACTGAAGATTTTTCAGACTATAATTATGCAAATAGGGTTAATATAAAAATTCAACAAATATTTAGTGGTAAAAAGATTAGAGATGGTAGAAATGTAGTGATAGGTACATATCAATCTCTCGTTAAAAAGAAGCAAGAATATTTTGATCAGTTTGATGCTGTTATAATTGATGAGTGTCACAAAATGAAAAGCCAATCTATTAAAACAATCTTACAGAAATGTGTAAACGCAGAATATAGATATGGTCTTTCAGGTACAATTCCTAAAGACGGCACATTAGATCGTTTAACATTGATGGCTTATACAGGTCCACTAATCAGTGAGGTGAGTGCTAGTTTCTTACAACAAGAGGGGTATATAGCAAATTGTAAGGTTAAAGTAATTGAAATGGATTATGCACCTGAAAGTGCTAAGAATGCCTTTACAGAAATGGCTCAAAACAGATATGAAAACAAGGACTTATTTCAATTAGAACAAAACTACATAATTAATTCAGAACCAAGATTAAATTTTATATGTAAGGTTATTGGTAAAATACCAAGAAATAGTCTTGTACTTTTTCATAGGATTGAACATGGAAAAAAGGTTTATGAAAAACTTAGACAAGAAAGTAATAAAGCGGTCTATTATGTAGATGGCGGCACAGACAAGGATATTAGAGAAGAGTATAAGAAAAAGATGGAAGCTGGAGATGAGGTTGCAATCGTTGCAAGTTATGGTACATTCTCTACAGGTATATCAATTAAAAAAATTCACAATATCTTTTTTACAGAAAGTTTTAAGTCTGAGGTTATTATTAGACAATCAATTGGTAGAGGATTAAGACAACATCACTCTAAAAGTAGTGTTCTTATTATAGACTTTGTAGATGATTTGGCCACTACAGAATGGAGTAATTATTTAATGAAACACTCTAAAGCAAGACAATCAATATACAAAGAACAACAGTTTGAGTACAGTGTAAAGAAATTTCAATTTGAGTGATATTTAAGGTGATATATAATTATAATATAGTAATAAAAAAACATAATAAAAATGGAAACACAAATTCAATCATTTGCTACATTTTCTGAAACTAGAAAAGCAGCAATAGACACTAAGATAAAAGAAGAAGCGTCTACAAAGAGAACAACTGAAGCTCAAAGATTTGCTGACTTATTAGCTGAGTATGAAGTAACCACTGTTGCTGAAATAGCTGAAGAACAAAGAACTGAATTTTTTGCTAAATTAGTTGGAGAAACTGATGAGGTAGAAACTGAAGGTAATGCATTTGGAGCAGCTGTTAAAAAAGCAAAAGAAGAAGATAAAGAAGAATTTAAAGTAGGCGGAGAAACTTACAAAGTAGAAGAATCAACAGTTACCGAAGCTAGAGCTAAATATGTAAATACACAAAAAACAGTAGATGGTAATCCATTAATATCTTTTAATAGCTCCACTACTAGAGCTAAATGGATTGATGAAAATAAATCAAATGTTATATCTGTACCTGATTCAACGGTTATTAATTCCGATCAAGGTAGAGTAGTAGGTTCTAGTAGAGGTCCTTATTACTTAATCGTAAAGGCAGATGTACTAGAAGAATCTAAAGTTGAAGAAGCTGAAGTTAAGTCTGATGAAGATTTTATGGAGATGGCTATGACAATGTATAAAGAAGCATTCGGTGATGATTTTGACGAGGCTAAAGCTAAAGAAGCTGCTGAAGGAATGTTAAAGAAAGCTGATGGAGACTATGGAGCTGCTGTAGGAATGTTACAATCATCTTTAGGATAAAAATAAAATATAGACATGTTATTAACTTACGAACAATTTCTAGTCGAAAAGGCTCAGATAGTAGAGGGTAATTTGATTTTAGAAGGAGGAGCTGCAGGCCACATGCCTCATCCCTTTGACTATAATGATTTAACTTTCCAAGATTTTAAAACCATTGTTACAAATTCATTACAAGGTGAAATACATTTTGAAGAAGGACCTACTGAAAAAACAGATGGTCAAAACTTCTTTGTTACAGTAAAGGATGGTCAAGTTCTTTTCTCAAGAAACAAAGGGCAACTAATGGCACCTGTATCTTTAGATGGAGTTATTAAAATGTTCACGGGCCATGCATCAAAACTAGTAGAAGATACTTTTATCTATGCTGCAACAGATTTAGAAGCTGCATTATTAAGTTTAAGCGATCACCAAGAATTTAACAATGGACAAAACTTTCTTAATATGGAGTTAATTTATTCTAAGAACCCTAATGTGATTAATTATGACAGAGATGTTATTCAATTTCACGGCATGGCAGAAACTGATGGCAAAGGTAATATAGTTAACATGTCACAGCAAACAGGTGCAAAACTTGCAAGACTTCTTAAAGGTATAGAGGCAGATGTACAAAAGACATTTACAATTATTCCTCCACAAATACTTAAACTTCAGAAAAACATAGATTTTGAAAAGAGACAAAGTTATTATCACAGTAAATTAAATGACTTAAGAGATGAGTTTAATTTATCAGACGGTGACGAAGTTAAAATGTATCATGAAGCATGGTGGAGAAGAGAAATTGAAAAAGATTTTGCAGATATTTCAAGTGATTTAAAAGAAGGTTTATTTTTAAGATGGGCATACAATGACAAGCAAACTATGAATATGGTTGCTATGAAAAAGATTGCTACTCCCGAACAAATGAAAAAAATCAAAGAGTTTGATAAGATAAAAGGTAAAAAGTATAAGCAGAATATTTTACCATTTGAAAACTTATTTTTAGAGTTAGGAAAAGATGTATTATTAAATGCAAGTAATTTTGTTGCTGCAAATCCTGATTTAGAAAAGAAAAACTTACATGCTAAAATTAGAAAGGCAGCAGCTGACGTTAAACTTAACGGTGACTTAAAGCAAGTTGCTAAAATCGAAGCTGAATTAGAAAGATTAGAAAGTATTGGAGGTATCGAAGGTATTGTACCAACTGAGGGAATAGTCTTTAAATATAAAGGTAAGATTATGAAACTTACCGGCACATTTGCTGCAATTAATCAGCTTATGGGCATCATAAAATACGGAAGATAAATATACTATGATAATTAATTATAATCAATTTATTTTAGAAAACGAAGATAAGGAATATGAGAAGTTAGATGCGAAAGCAGGTGACATGTCAAAAAAGTTAACCGATAAGGAGAGAGCACGTTATAAAGAATTAAGTAAAAAACATTTCCCAATAGTTATTAAAAAATTACCTGGAGATGTTTATGAAATTAAGACAGTAGGTTTAGGATATACAGGCCCACAAGGAGATGTGTTAGCAGAATATTATAGAGAAGAAATTTTAGCAAAGGTAAAAAATCCAAAAGGTATTCACATGGATATTAGAAGAAATGATGGAGGACAACAGGCTCCAGCTAAGGCAATATTGGATTTTTTTGTAGATACACCTAAAGACGAAGATGGAAATAGAAAAATTCCATTAGAACAACAAAGTAATTATTGGCCAACTGATGAATGGACAGATGAAGATAGAGAAAGAGGTTATCAATCGAAGACTAATTATTTAGAAAGTAAAATAGAAGATAAGAATAAATTTACAAATATACCTACAGTGGTTTCCACAAGTGATTGGACATTTTCAGGAGGTGAATTCTTAACTGACACTATAAAAAACTTTGGCAAAGACAACATTACACACGTTGGCTCTAATTCAGGAGGAGGAGCAAATAGAACGTCACATACTGCCGACGACATGGCATCAACTTGGCCAGATGAAGATCCAAATGCTGAAGGATTATCAGTTGATGAAAAGTTAGAAAGATCAATGAAAGTATTTGAAAAGTTTTATGTAGATAAAGAAAAAGCCAAAGAATGTAGAGAAGCAGTTATGAAAGATCCTAGTAAATATATTAAGGATGGAAAAATAAACGATAAAACAGTTCAAGACAAAATGCGTGAAATTACAAAAGATTTTCATGTAGCATATTTTACAAGAGAAGATGGAAAAATTGAAGTAGCGACGCCTTATGGAAAATCTGATAGGATAGTAACTGATAAAGATGGTAAGCCATTTGGACCTCCTTATGAATTTAAAGGAAATTGGGAAGGAACAGGAACAGGAAATGCAGTACCAGGAATAGGAATTACAGAAACAGATCCAGATACTGCTAAAAACAGCGCATTAGAATTACTATATACAAAGACTGGTCAGAAAGATCAGCTTGAAAAAATGAAATCAAATCCAAAAGAATTTGGTCTTACTAAAGACGGCAAAGATGATTGGTATAAAAGAGGTACACTTGCAGATAGAGAAGCAGGTAGAGAACATAATTACCCAGGATATGCAGCTGAAGGAAAACACCCTGAAATGTGGAAAGCTAGCCAAAAGGCAGCAAGTAAAAATATGAAAAACTGGAAAAGCATTCTTAAAAAAGCAGAGTCTAATAAAAATATAGATGATAAATCTAAACCAGAGCCTGAAAATTGGTGGGAAGAATACAGTGATGAAGCAAAGGCCAAATATATTAAAAAACACGGAGAGGCTCCAGACGTCGGTAATAAAGTAAAACCAACTAATGAAAATAAAAGAAATATTATGAAAAAGGTTAAACTATTTGAAGAATTCTTAAATGAATCAACAATGAATAATTTTAAACCCGAGGTATTGTCTAATAGAGATAAAGTAGATATGAAGCTTTTTAAAAGTTTAATGCCTAGAACTGCTAAAACGGTTAAAGACGCTGATCGTAGAATTCAAACATGGAAGGGTAATAAAATGTTTGTACATTATCAAGCATTTACAGTTCAACCAAATGGTAATAAACCAGATTTACCAACATATAAGTTCCATAATTCACAATATTGGTTAAACGATACTCAATTAGGTTGGGCAGGTAGAGCAGGTGAAAAGGTAAACATCACTTTATTAACAATAACTGATGTAACTGATCCTGATAATGAAAAAATGTTAGGAGAACTTTATGTTAATACCGATACATATTTACAAGAACACAATATAGTATTTAACGAGTTAAAGAAAATATCATAAAATTATAAGAAATGGCATTACAGGATTTAAGAACATATTATGAGTCAGTTGAAAAAGAGGATTTTAATAATCTCTTAGCACAGAAATGTTTAGTTACTGAAAAGATTCAAGCAAGTAGTCTTCATGTAAGAAGAGAAGATAGACTCTTAGAATTTTATAAATCAGGTAATAAGCAGGCTCTTAATAAAATAGATAGAACAATTGTTTCTTACTATGAAAAAGGTATAGGCCATTTTAAAGCATTATTAGACGAGACTATTCAACAGATGCCAAGTGATTGGAAATTTGGATTTGATTATATGGTTAGTGAAAAGACAGTAGACATTGAATATGATACACTTCCAAAAAATAGTCTTATATTAACACATATTCAAGTATTAAATGAAGACAGAACCCAGATTAAAAAAGTAATTAGAGATCCTAAGATTTTAGAAAAATGGGCTAATCTTTTAGAAGTTCAATCGCCTGAGGTTGTTTATGAAGGCATCCTTTCAGATCACCAAAAGGAAAAGTTAGTTAATATACTGAGCTTACAAGGAGAGCAAGCAAAAATAGAATTACAAGATTTTGGTTTTTCTTATAGAGCATTTACAACATTTAACGAGTCAATTCATAAGTCAATGTTAAACAATGATATTCATAAAGACATTGATGGATTAGTTGTAAGTTTTGTAGAGGGCAAATCATTAAAGAACTTTAAACTACAGAGTCCATTAAAAGAAATTAAAGAACAAGAAGAAAGAAAGAGTTCGGATGCGTATCAAATTACCGTAGTAAAACTTATTGAATATTTTAATGCGTTTGATTTTAGTGAAATACAACTTGAAAGTAAAGAAGTTGATGAGAGATATTTAGAATTAATGACAGCAGGTTTTAATTCATTTATAAAAGATAATGGAGCAAGCTTTATTGGCATGAATTTTGATAGCGCAGAGTTTGCAAACAATGAAGCATTTGATTTAAATCCAAAAATGATAACAAATCAAGAAACTATTAGGCTTGTTAATGAATCAAGAGAAGTCGCAGAATTATTAAAAATAACATTAGGTACTTTTAGAAAGAAGAGACAGAAAGAAAATGGAGTTTTAGCAGGAGATGCATTTAATAGTTTAAACGGTATTATAGAAAAGATTGAAGCAAGAATTTACGAAAAAGTAGAGGAAGATAGTGTAATGGATTTTAAAACATTTAAAATTAACGATACACTTAAGGGACAAACAAATCCAATTAACGAAGGTTTAAAAGTAAACCATCCTGAAAGAGGAGCTAAAGAAGTTAATATGTTTGTTGGTAGGTTTCAGCCATTCACATTAGGACATGTTAAAGTCGTTGAACATTTGCATAAACAAAATGGACTTCCAACTGTTATATTTTTAGTTAAAGCTAAAAAGAAAAAGAAAGAAGACAGTTTTAAAAGACCATTTGATGAAACAATGCAGGTAAATATGATAAAACAGGTGATGAAGGAATATCCTATTGAGACAGTGTATGTTATAGATACCGCAGCAATTGACAAAATGTTTAATGCTATGAGACCTAAGTATGAACCTGTATTATGGGGAACAGGTAGTGATAGAATGAAAA